TCAGCGAGTTCGACCAGTCCTGGTAAGGCTTTCGAGGGTGTTGTGCGCAAGATAATTCACGTTGACTGCGCACCATGTATTCCTCTGTTTTTTTACGTCCATGGCATCCAGTAAAGCCGCAGCCTGCGCGGCGTTTGTGTCCATGAGCATCCTCTGGCGTGCTGGTGCAGCGATGAAAAAAGCGGGTATTTAAGCGGGGTTCGTGCCACCTGCCAGAGATACCCGCTATGCCGTTGACCGATGTCCAGATCCGCCAGGCCAAGCCTTGTGACAAGCCGCGCAAGCTCAGTGATGAGCGCGGCCTCTTCATTGAAATCCGCCCGAGTGGCAGTAAGTTCTGGCGATACCGCTACAAGATAGACGGTGTCGAGAACGTGTACGCCGTCGGCGAATACCCTGAAATGGGGTTGGCCGATGCCAGGGCTGAGCGTGACCGTGCGCGGGCGCTGGTGAAGCAGGGCCGCCACCCGTCGCACGTGCGGCGCATCGAGCTAGCCAAGCAGCAGGTGGCCAACAACAACTCGTTCAAGGCCGTGGCGCTGGAGTGGATCGGCTCGAAGACGAATGTCAGCGACAGCTACCGCAACCAGTTGCTACGTGCGTTCAGTAAGAATCTGTTCCCGTTCGTTGGGCGGCTGCCGGCGCATGAGGTGACTGCTGCTCAACTGCTGGAGTGCTTGCGGCGGATGGAGTCCAGGGGCGCCACCTTCTATGCGATCGCGCTTTGCACCTGGCTCTCGCAGATGTACCGCTACGCGATTCGGAACCTGAAGGCCGAGGCAGATCCTGCCGTGGCCCTGTACGGTGCGTTTGTTCGCAAGCCTGTCGAGCACAGCAAGGCGATGACGCGAGAGGATATTGCTCAGTTCCGATCTGGCCTGAGCACCTACGGCGGGTTCCGTACCAACACCATTGCGTTGGAGTTGCTGCAGCTATTGTTCCTGCGCACGGTCGAAATCCGGCGCGGCCGGTGGGAGCACGTCGACCTGGCTTCAGGCATATGGGATATACCACCCGAGCTGATGAAGAAGAAGCGTCGGCACCTGGTGCCGCTGCCGCCTCGAGCGATTGAGCTGCTGACCGAGCTGCAGACGATTACAGGCGGGGGTGAGTTGATGTTCCCGGGGTTGCGGCACCCGAACAAGCCGGTGGACGGGTCAACCTTCAATCGGGCGCTTGAGCGGCTGGGCATGAAAGGTTTCAGCTGCCACGATTTCCGCGCTACGGCTTCGACACACCTTTATGAGTCTGGGCTATTCCGGTCTGAGGTAATCGAGATCCAGCTCGCGCACGCTGAAGAGAACAAGACCAAGAAGGCCTATAACCATGCTGAGTATCTGCCCGAGCGTAGGGCGATGCTGGAGTGGTGGCAGGAATTCGTGTTGGGGTGCAAATGAAGAGGGCGGCTTAGGCCGCCCTTTTTTGTTTCATGGATTCGATCCAGCTTTGCACCTCAAGCTGTGACCAGCGCGAATAGCGGCCCAGCTTCACCTGGGCGGGGAACTCCTCGAACTGGATCATCAGGTACAGCTTGGAACGGCTACAGCCCACCTGGTCGAGCACGTCCTCGATCTTGATGAGGCGATCCATTGGCTTGTTCATGCGGCCTCCGACTGCTTGCGCCAGGCGCCGAAGGCGTCGAAGACGCGCTCGGCTTGGGCTTCGGTGAGGGTGACTTCGGCAGGGATGGCGATCCATGCCATACCCACCAGATGGTTGGGGTTGCTGGAGCCCTTCAGGTCGACGCAGTAGGCCTCGATCACGTCGGAGAGGTGGGTGGCCTTGTAGTTGCCTTGTGGTGCTACCTCGACGCTCTTCATGTAAGGCACGCCGTGTTGATCCCGGCAGAGCGCGGCCAGGTAGATGCTCCAGCGGTGGGGCATTTCGGTGATGGCATCCACGACCGCCACGCGCCTGTTGCAGGTAATCGCGGCCGGCTTCTTCCAGTCGACGAGCACCTGTAGTTCAAGGTGCTCGATATCGAGCACCGCCACGTGGTTGCTGCGCAGCATGGCGCGGTAGTAGTTGGCCATGCGGGCTTTGTGGTTGTAGGGCTTCCGCTGGCTCATACGGCACCTGCCTGCGGCTCTAGTTCGAGCAGCTCAATGGGGATTTCGATTGCCTGGCCGTGCAGGTGCGTGACCAGGGCGCGAAGGCCTGCGCTCAACATGCGGTTGGCGGTGTGGCCGGCGCGGATGCCGGCCTGTAGGCAACTGGCGCCGTTGTAATGGAAGTGCAGTTCGAGGCGTGCCTGTTGGCCATATCGGCAGAACAGCGACCAGGCGAGGGCTGGATCTCGATCTGGGCGGAAGCTCACTAGCCCATAGGTTTCTTTAACAAACAGGCGCGGGCCGCTGGCGTACTCGCTGGGCAGGATCACCAGAGGGAGCTTCATCGCTTGGCCAATCGCGTAGGCCAACGCGATGCCGGTCAGGTGCGAGGTGCAGATGGGTTTCGTGGTCATGCTGCCTCCTTGCGATACAGCTCGATCATGTCGGCGTCGTTGGCGGCGATCAGGGCTTCGGCTTCGCTCGGGCAGACGCTGTTGCCGATCAGCTTGATCTGCTGCTCGATGGTGAGGGGCTTCCATTCGAGCTGGCCGGTTGTCTCGTTGAGGAACAGGCCGCGGTCGATGATGTAATCGGGGGCGAAGCCTTGGGCGAGCTTCAGTTCGTGCGGCTTGAGCATGCGCAGGCTGATGTCCACCAGTACATAGTCGCCCAGCACCACCAGGTCTACCGACTCGGGGAAGTGCTCGGGCAGGTATTTGTTGAGGAAGCGTGCGCAGAGTTTGGCTTTCTCCATCTGCTCCGGCGGCAGCAGATCGGCCGGCACCTGGTGAACGGTGACCAGCCCAAGGCGCGCCTTGGTGGGCAGGGTGTGGGCCGGCTCGTTGCAGCTCTGCCACTGGCCGCCGGTGCCGTAGTACTTGATCAGGTAGGCGGTGGCTAGGCGCTGGTTGCTCTTGCCGCAGATGGTGCTGATCGGCGTGGACGCTGCGCGACCGTCGCCCTGATAGAACCCGCCGTTGGCCTGCTCGAAGTGGCAGGCGGCCAGGGCGTGGTGCCCGCTGCTGGTGGTGGCGGTGTTGAGCGGTGAGACCATGGCGGTGCCAACGCTGCCCTTGCGCATGGTGACCATTGCCGCCGAGACCTGCCGTTGAGGCTTGGCCAGGTGGGCGTTGGCCACGGCGAAGTGCCCGCCCTTGATGTTGGCTACCTGTGTGCGTAGTGGTTCGTCGGCAGCGAAGGTGCGCTGACTGCTGGCGTTGGCGAACTCTGTGAGGTGTGCCGCTGCCTGGCCTTGATCGTCGAGTGGTACGCAGAACGGTGTCTCGGCCATGACGGTATGGCGCCAGAAGCCTTTCGCCACGCGGATGTTGGTGTTCGCCACCAGGCGCTCGTCGATGATCGAGGTACCCAGGTCGCTGAAGTCGATGCACTCGTGTGCCTGGCGCCAGGGCTGCTGGCCGCGCTTGGGTTGCTCATGGTATGTCGGGCACGGCCAGACAACGGGCTTGCCGTCGGTACGACCAATGCCGAACCAGCGGGTGCGGATGGTTGGGGCGCCAGTGTTTGCGGCAGTGCGGACGCGGTGCTCGAAGTTGACGCCCAGGCCGCGAACCAGTGCCGCCTTCGGTACCCATTCGCCGATGGCCTCGAGTATCTCGGCGAAGTCGGGGTGTTCCTCCGGCAGTCCGGTGGTGAGGCAGGCGACGAAGGCTTCGAAGGTGCGCCCAGCGAGTGCCTTGATTGGCTTGTCGTCTGCGTCCAGAGGCCCCCAGGTCATGAACTCCGGCACGTTCTCCATGAACAGCAGGCGCGGGCGGGTGATGTAGACCCAGCGCACGATGACCCAGGCGAGCATGCGCACGCGTTTGCTGCGTGGGGCGCTACCCTTGGCCCGGCTGAAGTGGCGGCAGTCTGGCGAGGCCCACAGGATGCCGACCGGCTGGCCGCCAGTGGCTTCGAGCGGGTCTACCTCGAACACGTCGCTGATGTAGTGGCGCGTGTTGGGGTGGTTGGCGCGGTGAACGGCGATGGCCAGCGGGCTATGGTTGACCGCCACGTCCGGGTCACGATAGACCCGGGCGCCGCCACTGCTCGCACCGCCGGCGCCGGCGAATAGGTCGACGTACAGTTCGCGGTTGAAGGGCAGTGGCTGTTGCGCTGCCGTGTGCAGATGGGGGTTGAAAGCGGTCACTGGGCTGCCCCCTTGAAAATCTTCGTCATGCCGTAGTCCACCGAGCGGCCGCGCAGTAGTAGAGCCTTGGTCAGTTGGCGGCGGTCGGTTTGGCTGTGGCTGGCTTGGCGCAGCAGGCCAAAGTAGCTGTTGGCGGTTTCACGCAAGCTGGCCTCCGGGTGGGTCGCGGCAGCGCGCAGGGCGTTATCTACTGCGCGGCGCCGGGTAATGCGGCGGTGCGGTTTGATCACCTGGCCAACGAAGTCGATGCCGCGCTCTGCCGGCTGAAGGATTGTTTTGGTTGGGTTGAGGCGGGCGTGTAGGCGGTTAGCGAGGAAGGCCTCGATCTGTGCACGCCAGGCGTTCAGTTGCTGTGGGCTCTCGTGCAGTAGCACGAAGTCGTCGACGTAGCGAATGTAATGGCGGGCGCGCAGGCGGTGCTTCACGAACTGATCCAGTTCGTTCAAATAGATGTTGGCGAAAAACTGGCTTGAGAGGTTGCCAATGGGCAATCCCAGGTAGGCCGGTTGTGCTGCCAAGCGCTTGTGCTGTGGCACGCGGTTGACGAGGCGGTGCGGGCTGCGCAGGTAGTAGTTGTCGCGCGGATCGTGCCAGAGGATCTGCTGGGCCAGTGCCTGCCATGGCTGCTCTGGGATGGCGGTCTGCAGCTGAGCGCCAAGCACGCGTTTATCGATGCTGACGAAGAAGTTGGCCAGGTCGCACTTGAGATAGTGCGCAGGGCGCCGCCAGTTCTGGGTGATGCTGCGGGCTTTGCGCTCCAGCCGCTGGGCGGCATAGAGGGTGCCGCGCCCTTTGATGCAGGCGCAGCTGTCGGCGATGAAGGTGCGCTCGATGCGCGCGCCGACGTGGTTGTAGAGCAGGTGGTGCACGATGCGGTCACGAAAGGCTGCGGCCCATACTTCACGGTACTTCGGGCGGGTGACCACGAAGCAGGTTGAGGGGCCGGGCTGGTAGGTGCCGCTGTTGAGCTCGGTGTGCAGGTGCATGAGGTTGCGCTCCAAGTCGAGTTCGAAGGCCAGCGCGCTTTTGCTGTTGCGCTTGCTGCGGCGGCAGTCGATGTAGGCCTGCGCCAGTGCCTCGAAAGAAAAGCCAGCATGGCCGTGCGGATAGCCGGATGAAGCTGCGGACGGCGCGTGCGCGAAGCTCGTTGTCCTTGTGGTCGTTGTTCTGGTTGCCATCGTCGAAGTTCTGGTTCCACGCGTTGTTCGGGCTGTACTGCGCCAGGTCGTGCTATCTACGTCGCGCCACCGAAGGCGGGTGCCGATCAGTGGCGAAACTGCGCGAGGCCTGCCAGGCCATACCTGGCGGTTCCTCTGGTGCGCATGGCGGTGGCCGGGTAGGCCAGCGGCACGACCAGATTCATAACGCTCTGGCGTAAGCGCCTTGACGCTCACGCAACTGGCGCTGCGGCTGTATGCTTCTTCCATCCCGTTGCCTGCTTGCCTATCTGGTCGGTGATCTCGATGGCCTTGGCGTACTGCTTGGTGCTGATCAGCCGGTGGTCAACGCACAGGCGCAGGGTCAGCTCGGCTACTTGGTTGCGTTCCAGCAGTTGCTGGATGTGCCCCAGGCGGTCGGTGCCCTGCGCCACGTTGGCGCGGAAGATCAGCAGGCTCATGTCGAAACACTCATCCAGCACCCTGTCGCCGAGCGTCCGCTTCAGGTCGCGCGGCATGTTGCGGGTGAGGCTGACGGCGAGTCCGGTAAGGTCTCGGGCCAGCTTGTAGATGGGCAGGTGTTGGGATAGGGCCATGCTGGAAAACTCGCTACCGCGCGCTACGCGCGCGGGGTGAAGTGATCAAGTGGTGAAGGGGTGAGCACTCTGCGGACGGCGCGTGCGCGAAGCTCGCTGGCCTTGCGGGCGTCGTTCTGGCCGCCACCGTCGAAGTACTGGTACCACGCGGTGTTCGGGCTGTACTGCGTGCTGCTCCAGTACCACTCTTTGGCGAACAGCTCCGGCACGTTGACCCAGCACAGGCGCAATTCACGACGCGAGGGCAGGTAGAAATCGCGGTGCTCTTCAATCACCAGTGCGCCAACCCACTCCGCGGCCGGATGGCTTTTGGCTGAGTTGAGCAGGGCGGTGGTGTTGGCCTGGCCATCCCATTCGCTTTCCGCGCCCGGCTCGCTCTCGCCTTTGCCGCCCCAGGTGATGGCCTTGACCTCGCCGGCGTCTGCTGCGGATACCACCAGGTGGTAATCCGGCTGGCCATCCGGCCCGCGCATGAGGCCGGCATAGAAGCCGCCTTGACCTTGCCAGTATTGGCCAATGGCGGGCGGATTCAGGCTGGCGGTGATGGGCAGGTCGAACAGTGGCACTTGATCAAGGCCGGTGGCGGCCTCGAGCACGCGCCGGGCCAGTGCCGGGCTGGGCGTCTGCAGCTTGGTGGTGCCCACTTCAACGGTGATGAGTTCCATGGTGGTTCCTCAAAAATGGTCGCGACCGCGCGCTGCGCGCGCGGGAGTCAAAGGGGTGAAGTGGTCAAGGGGTAACCTTGAATCTGCGGACGGCGCGTGCGCGAAGCTCGAGGCCCTTGTGGCCGTAGCCCTGGGTGCCATCGCCGAAGTCCTGGGTCCACGCGAGGTTCGGGCTGTACTGCGAGCTGCTCCAGTACCAGGCATCCTCGAAGGCTTGTTCGCCGCCTTCCTGAAAGGCTTCTAGGCTGGTCTGCGCGGGGGCTTCTGCGCTGTAGTGCTGGGTGATCGGCACTGCGCTGCTGTTCTCGCCGTGGCGGCCGTACTGGTAGTTGGTTTCGGTGGTGGGTTTGAACTGGCGGTAGAGGATCTCCAGTTCATCGCGGCTTGGCAGGTACCAGTCGGTGAAGCTGTCGATTTTCAGCTCCAGTGCCCACTTGGCCAGCGGGTAGCCGGCGGCGGCCATGGCCTGGGTGTTGGCCAGGCCGTCATAGACGCTGGTGGCGCCGGCAATGTTGTTGCCGTATTCGCCCCAGCGGGCTTCCTCCTGTTCGCCAGTGGCCTTGGGTGCAACGATGAGGCCGTGCAGTTGGCCGTCAATGTTGAGCAGGCCGGCGTAGAAGCCGCCCTGGAAGGCGCTGCCGATGGCGGGGAGTTCGTTCTGTTTGATGGTCATGTGCTGTGTTTCCTGTGGTGGTTAAGCCAGGCGCGCGCGATGGGTGGTGGCCATCAGTTGCAAGAGGCGGTGGTGGTAGTTGATAGCGGCCTGGCTGGGTTGCCAGGGGTCGATCGTTTCGGCGTCGGGCTCAATGCCGTCGAGGCATGGCCAGGGCTCCGGGTGTTCGGGCATCAGGTCGCGCTTCTCGGTCGCAAGCGCCACCAGATCGGCGGTCTTCACGCAGTCGGGCAGCACTGGGTCAATGTCAAAGCGCAGGCAGATAGCGACCCACGCGCGGCGCTCGACTTCATCGAACAGCGAGACCAGTGAATGGCTCTCGTAGAACTCGCGCATGCCTTCCTTGAGCGGGCGCACCATGTCGCCCACGTAGGCCTCGGTGGCGTCGTGCAGCAGCCCGGCCAGTTGTTCCTCGGGCGTGCCGCCTTCCTTCTCGATGATGTACGCGACCAGTAGGCTGTGTTGGGCGACCGAGTAGTGCCATGCGCAGTGGCCGTTGAAGCGGCAGACCAGGCTCAGGGCGTGGGCGATATCGGTGGTGAGGACGTTCTCGGCGCGCGGGTTGAGCAGGTCGAAGGCGCGGGCACCGTTGGTGAGTATCCAGGTCATGGCTGCGGCTCCTGTACTGAACACACCCAAACGCAGACAGGGCCGTCTTCGGTGTCGTGGATTGAGAAGACGAACCAGCCTTCGCCTGGTGGCGTGCTGGGTTGCCATGCGCTGCAGTCGGGGTTGCCCTGTTCGAAGTAGGCGTCAGCCAGTTCTTCAGGGGCGTCGTTCTCGAACTCGACGATGAACAGGTCAAGGCCGTGCTCGGCGACCCACGCCTTGGGAAGGGAGTTTTCTTCACCGTCCTTTGGCCAGGCTGGGTGTGTCCAGTGGCCGTATTGGTCTCGCTCGACCGGGAGTGCGGTGATTGCCTGGGGTGGCTGTTGGGCCTCGTAGTTGGTGGCGTTTGTGCTGAGGGTGCGGAGCCAAACCAAGCCGAAGGCCAGGCCGAGTGTGGTCATTGCTGCAATCAGGACTGCGATGGAGAGAGAGAGGTTCATGCTGCGTCCCCCCGTTGTGCCTTGGCGGCCACCAGCGACATAGCCTGGTCGTAGCTCAGTGCGCGGCGGTAGAAGGGCGGGTGGTCGGGGCCGAGGTGGTTGGTCAGCACCAGGGCTTTGGTGATCGGCGCAGGGTCGCCTGGCTGCCAGTCGTCGACGACCTCCGTCAGGCCGAGAGCGTCGGCGATGGCCTGGGAGTCGCGGGTTTTGCCGCAGCCTTCGGGGCCGTAAACGAGCCAGCTTTTGCCGTTGGGGATGCCTGCGGCGAATGCGGCTGCTTCAAGCAGGGCGACTTCTGCCTCAGAGGCGCCACTCGTCTGTGCAGTTGGGGCGGTGCCTTCGAGTTGATCTTCGATGCGCTGGGCGATCTGCTCCAGTTCGCCGCAGACAGTGAGGTGGCGCTGCGCTTGGTCGCTCAAGTCCAGCACCTGGGCGATTTTCAGCTGGTCGTAGGTGAGGGCTGCTACCTTGAGGTGCTTGGCGCCGCGGCGAATGGACGCGAGTTCATCGCGGGTATAGCTCCGGCCGGCGTAGATGGCGATGCGGCGGTCAGCGTCCTGCAACTGCTGGTCATGCTCGCGGTTGGCCTTGGCCAGGCGGCCAACTGCGTTTGCAAGTTGGCCTTCGAGACTGGAGGTGTAGTCGACGGCTGCTTTCTTGGCATCGTCGTAGCCTTGGTCATAGCCGCTGGTGCGGGCGGTCAGTGCGTTGACGTAAGCCAGCGCGGCCAGGCCGAGCAGGGCGATGATGACGAGCGCGGCAATAACGCCGAGGGTGATCAGTGAAACGGTCATGTGCTGTGTCTCCGTTGGTGCCCGCCGCCAGGGGTCAGAGTCCCTGGCTGCGGGCGGTGGGGCTTATTTACCTTGGGTGTAGGTGCCGATGGTCAGCGGCAGCAGGCCGCCGATTTCGTCGGTGAGCACCTGTTGGAACTCTTCGGCGAAGGCTTCTTGCTGGGCTTCCTGGCCGACCCAGCGCAGCTTGAGCACCGGAGCCTTGTCGCCGGTGATGACCGACAGGCGCAGGGTGATATCGGCGACGCTCAGCGGGTCGTAGGGCTTGGCGGTGAACACGAAGGTGGTCGGCAGGGTTTCGAGGCTGCGCGCTTCGATATCCTCCAGTGCGCTGCGGCGGTTGCTCAGGTCGCCCACTTCGCTGTTCAGCTCGGTGGTGGCTTTGATTTGCATGCGGCGCACGGCGTTGATGGCCGGAGCGATGTCCAGCTGCTGATCACCGGAGCTGGCGGTGATGTGCGGCGCCCAGTCCTCGAGGAACTCGGCCAGCTGCTGCTGGCTGAGCGAGCGACCCACCACTTCGTCTAGCGCTTTGTAGGCGGCGGTCGGCTTGAGGGTGAGGGTGGCGCGGTCGTCGCCGTGGCCAGCGTCATCCGGGATGCCGAGGTTGAAGATGACGGTCGCGCTCATGGCGTCCTGATCGACGAATCCGGCGGCGCCTTTGTCTTCTTCGCCGCCGATGTGACGCTCGACGTAGCCGCCGAAGGCTTTCAGGGAATGGGTGCTCAGCGAGCCGCGGAAGCGGTCGCGGCTCAGTTGGAAGGGTTCGAGGTTGGTGAGTTGGCAGCTCGCCGGGGTGACGGCCAGGGTGCTGCCGCCGTGTTCAATGCGCACATTGGCTGCGGCGACGGCTTGAGCGATGAGGGTTTCCAGTGCTTTGTGATCGAACATCGTTGTAGTCCTTGTCAGAGTAAGGATGGTTGGGTGTTGCGGGTTCAGGGGTGATCAGCTGCGCGCGAGTACTGGCGTGTCTTGCTTGCTGAAGAGCTGATCGGTCGGGTTGGTTTGGAACAGCTGCAGCCCTTCCGGGGTGACGTACATCGGGGTATCGAGGGTGGTGTCCTCGCGCTTCTTGCCGCGCTTGGTGGGCTGGCTGAAGTCCAGCTTGTGCGTGACGTTCACCTGGTTGGTCTGCGCGATCTGCTTCATTTTGAAGGTGAGGGTTACCGTGCCTTCCTTGCCGTGGTCGATCACGCCAGCGGCAACGTCCGACAGGACTTGGCCAACCTGTTGGGCGAAGACGCCGGCATTGAGTGACTGGATAAAGTCAGCGCTGTCAGTGGGTTTCATGGTGCTGTGCCTCGTTTGTCAGAGAGTTGCCCAGTACCGCTGGGCGCGGGTTATGCCGCTTGCTCGGCTCGGGAGTCGAGGTAGGCGGCGAGGTCGGTCAGGCGCACGTGCAGCGGCGCCAGACGCGAATCGGAGTTCTTGTAGGTGGCCAGCTTCACTTCGCCGTTGCGGATCTTGGCGCGCAGGCTCTTCTCGGTTTTGATGTGGGAGAAGTAGTCGGCGCGCACGGTTTCCAGCGGCAGGCTGGTGGCCTTGTAGCGCTCCTGCAGCAGGGCGAGCGTTGTGGTCACCGCACCACCTCCCCGCACCCCGCCGGGTTGTGGCCGAGCTTGGTGGCGATCAGCGTGGCGAGTCCTTCGACGGTCTTGCCGGTACCGGTGGCGGCGATGTTGCCGGCCTCGTCGGTGATCACGGCGCCGAACGGGCGTTCGGTGTCGACGGTGCAAGTGACGTAAGGCAGCCAGCGGGCCGGCAGGATGGCGAGCAGTGCGCAGTACAGCGCGGTCAGCTCCAGCGCCTGGGGCGGGATGGCCTGCAGGCGTTCGATGCACTCGTCTGCTGCGGCGCGCACGGTGGCGGCGCTGACAGCGCCCGGGTTGGCGTGGTGCAGGCTGACCAGCTTGACGACGCCAATGGCGTCAGTAATGGCGGTGGGCTTGTTCATGCGGCGCTGTCCTTCTGCGGGATTTCCTTGATCTCGATGCCGAGCTGTTTGGCCAGCCAGTCGATGCCGGCCTCGGTGACTTTGAGCACGGCGTAGTGCTTGCGGATGCCCAGGCGCTCGGGGGTAGTGACGCGCGAGTCCATGAACAGCTTGCCGCCGCCGATGTGGCGGGCTGCCAGGGTGCCGTCGCGGTTCAGGGCTTTGATGCTGCGCAGGTGATCGCGCAGCTTGGCCTCGGTGATGCCCAGTACCTGGGCCGCCTCTTTCACGGTGCGGTTCATGGCGTGGCCCTCAGGCTGCGTTGAGCGCGGCTTCGATGTGCTGGGCGGCGGCGACGTACAGCTCGCCCGGCGTTCCTGCTTGCAGGGGCGAGGTACCGTTCGGCGTGGTCACCCAGGCGTGCCGCTGCGTGGATTGCAGCGCGTTGTGCACGGTGATCGATGCGCCGCAGTGCAAATGCCGGGTTCCGCCGATGCGCACCAGGTGGCGCAGGCTGGCTTCGTCGTCTTCACAGAGGGCGAAGTCCTCCCGCGCTGGGGGCGATGGTGTGCCGATTGCGCCGGTTTCGGCGGTGTCGGCTGTGCCGTTGGCGATGGCCTCGATCTGTTCGATCAGGGTCAGCTGATTGGCGCCGTCGCCGTCCTGCAGCGTCAGGCTGCTGCGCTGATGACCGAGCAGAATGGTGGCGGTAAGGGTGCGCCCGTTCGGTTCGAGGTGTAGCTGGGCGCACAGATCGTTGGCCGGGCGGTGCAGCAGCAAGGTTTCGGAGCCGCTGCCGGTTGTGAGCAGCACTCCGATGGCTTTTGCGCCTGAGGCGCCGAGGTTGTAGGTGCTCATGCTGCGTCACCTCCGAACGGGCCGGGGGTGGGCGCAGCAGTGCTGCGGCGCTGTTCGCGGGTGACGTACTGGCAGCCGGCGTCACGCGCCAGGCGGCGCACTACGAAGATGTAGGCGGGATTCAATGCCGGGTGCGAGAGCACCTGGCAGGTGTGCTGTGTCGTTTGCATCGCGTACTCCAGAGGTCAGAGTGTGGGTACGCGACTGAAATTAGCAATAGCTAATCAGTTGGTCAATAGCATTTGCTACTTTTGTTGTTAGTGGTCGTCAACAATGTGTCTTGATGGCTTTAAGATACCTGCAACGTAGTGGATTTTCTCCACGCTCTCGACGGGCAGCATGAGCGGAGGAACGCCAGGATTCACGCTATCGAAACGGTGCTCGCCGTCGCGGGTGTAGATGTACTCTTTGATCATCGCTTGGCCGGCGAACGTCTTGACCAGAACTTCGTCGCCAGCCACATAACCATGATTAGGCTCGATCAGGACGAACTCGCCGTTCTTGATCCTGGGCATCATGCTGTGGCCGCTGACTTTGAGTGCGTAGGCGTTTGGGTCGTTGCTCGGCACCATCAGGCGCCCGTCACCCGTTCCAACTGGGTAGTCCATGGCTTCAAAGTATCCATCCGTGCCAAGCAGAGCCTTGCCAACAACTGGGACTGAGCCTGCTTTCAGTTTCATTTCAGGGGACAGCGTGGCGTGCTCGCGAGGTCCACTGTAGCCAGAACTATGTTCTCTCGTGCCTTGAAAGTCGCGTTCGTCAGCCGCTACCTGTTCATCGAAGGTTAGAGCTTTGCGGGCCTTCTCCCTGTTAGATAGCACTGCAGTCCTATCATCGATGTAGGTAATGGTGTCGGACTCGTAATACCTCATCTCAGGTGGCGCCCACACCAGTCCGGCCGTTTCGTACTCATTCGCTAGATAGATGAAGACTCCAGTTGGCCAACCCTCAAGGCTAAAGGTGCCTCTGGGGAGACCTATCTTCTCTTCTATGGTCGCGGCGGCCCGCTCGCCCATCCGGCGGTGGCCGTTAAGGAGCTGGGATAGGTAAGAGGCATCCAAGTCGAAGGCATTGGCGAAATCCTTAATTTGATTTGGGCCAATGATGTTCTTGAGGTGCCAGACGCGGGTTTCGTAGATGTCCATGAGTCGATCTTTCCAGCCCGTTAGCAAAGTGTAAATTACTGTTTGCTATTGCGGGGTCGGTTAGCGCTTGCTAATCTGCCGTCCAGTAGGAGGTGCCTATGGAACTGCTGCAATACATCAAACCCATGACGGCTGATCAGCTTGAGTCCTTCGCAAAGCGTTGCGGAACCTCCGCTGGGCAGTTGAAGCAGGTCGCCTACGGCCACCGCCGGGCAAGTGCAGGCCTCGCGATTGAGGTTGATCGCCATAGTGGTGCGGTCGTTACTTGTGAGGTTCTGCGACCTGATATCGACTGGGCGTATCTGCGTTCAAATCAGCAGGCCGCTTAAAGAAGGTGCCGACCCCCGAGGGGGCCGGCGGGTGCTCGCCTGAGCTCTGACACACAGGCGAGCGGGGTGGTGCAAGGCTCTGACCCCTTGCACCGGTGCCAGCGAGGCTCTGACACCTCGACTGGCGCACGACGCTCGATGCCGACACAGCACGTGAAAACATCGAGTCGCCGTAGCCGGAATAGTAGGGGAAACCCTGGTTGCCTGGCTATGTCGTTTAACGGCGGTTTTAGGTAGTACCCGCGCCGGGGCCTCTGACCCCTGGTGCGGTCGGGGTCGAGCGGGGCAACTCTGACTGCCCAGCTCGGCAGACACAGCACACAACAGCCGGCCCCGCCTGGGGCCGGCTTGGGGTAGGTATGAGCCGACTTGATCTACTGCCGGGCGCTGGCCCGGTGCTCTCTTTGCGCCATGCGCTTTATCGCGCCGGGCGTGACTACCGGGGCGGACTTGGCGCCCTTGCCATCGATATGCACCTCGACCCGGCGACGGGCTACGACGCGCTGCAGAAGAAGCTCAACCCGGACGAGGATCGGCGCTGGCCGAACCCGGACGAGCTTGAGGACATCATCCGCCTGACCAATGACCCGCGCCTGCTGGACGCCCTGATGCGCCCGGGCGGGGCGGTGTGGTTCAAGCCGGTACCGGTGACTGCGACCAACGATGCGTTGAAAGCCCTGGCCAAGCTGATGAAGCGCCAGGGCGAGTTCGTGGGCAGCCTGCACGACGGTGCCGCGGACAACCGCTGGCAGCGGCACGAGGTGGAGACGCTGAGGCACCACGGGGAGACGGTGATCCGCAAGATTCTCGGGATCATCGCCGGCGCCGAGCAGGCAATGCTGGCCGGGGAGGATCGCCGCGATGGATGAGCGCGTACTGGAAATGGCTGAGGCGGCGCAGCAAGAGCGCCTGCAGCAGGCCATCGATAACCGTGTGGTTTACCAGGGCGAGAGCGCGACCAAGTGCGACAGCTGTGGTGACGACATTCCCGAATCCCGGCGCCAAGCAGTGCCGGGATGCCGTTTTTGTGTGCATTGCCAGCAGGTGCGGGAGGTGAGTCGTGGATAAGCCGGATTACAAGGCGTCGTTCGATGCCCTCTCGTACGACATGGCGGCGATTGTCGCCATGCTGGGTTTTGAGTCTTACCCAGGCATTGATCCATTGTTGCGCCGACTCAGTGAATTGCTGATCAGCCGCGAGCTGACGGTTGATGCTGGTGGCATTCGGGCGACCAACCATCCGGCGATGATTGCCCTGGACAAGCAGTGCCGCGACGACGTGGCGCGTGCGCTTGGGCTGACGCCGACCGCTGAGCGTGACTTTGCCTGGAGCCTGCTGCTGGATCGGGTGAAGGGCGTGGTCGCCGGGGTGGCAAAGTCAGCCACTGCAATAGCCGATGCCAAGGCTTGGTGCGATGAAAACGGTGGCACGCCCGCAGAGTTCCTATCCCATCAATTGCTGGTGAAGCGTTGCGAAGTGCTCGGGCGTCCGCTCAGCTGGCGTGAGGCCATCGAGCTGACAGCTCTGACGACAAGCATGCCCGACGACGAGCGCGCCAAGCTGCTGGCTCTGGATGATGAGCCGGGGGGTGACGCGTGAACCGCCCAGCCCTGCGCGCCCATCTGCGCGCCAAAGTGAATCGTGCCGCCCAGCGCCTGCGTGAACTGCATGCCATGCGCGACTGGGAAGGCATCAAGGTCGCCCTGCAGGCCTACTGGCAGGCCGCCAACGAATGGAGGGCGGTGCTGTGAGCGTTATCGAGATCCACGGCGGCGGTGATCGCCGCAGCATGATCAAGCGCTATGAGCGCAAGTCGAAACACGATGCCATCCGCGAGCTGGTCGACCTCATCCACTGCTGCTGGACGCGGATCGACGTGCTTGAGGCTCAAGTGCCAGGTGCTGCCAATTTGCCGGACGCTACTGGGCGAACGGCAAAGGACTATGCCATCGAGCATGCCGAGTACATGGCGCAGAGCGTCGATGGTCTGTCGAAGGCCTTCGATGACTACGGCCTTGCCTGCTTGGCCGTTGATCAAGAAGAGGGCGATGCGGGCGCGGCGTTGGAGGCTCTTGATGAAGCGCGCGTCGCTTTGCAGGAGTCTCTGGTCGACCTGCGCGGATATGTCTATGAGTTCCGCAAGCGTAGTGCTCGCGCTATCGCTGCCGCCCAGGTGGGCAAGGAGAAGGGGGCTGTTGAATGACCGCTCCGAAAACTCCTGCAAACATCGCCGCCTGGGCACGCCGCTATATCGAGGCCTTCGGGCTGGCCCTGGTAAAGATCGAGCCTGGCCAGAAGGCGCCGAAGGGCAACGGCTGGAACAAGCCGGGCGGTTACTTCACCGATGCCGACAAGGCCGAAGACTTCTGGACGAAGAACCCCAATCACAACATGGGCGTGGTGCTCGGGCCGAGCCGTGTGTGCTCGCTGGACGTCGACCACGTGGAGTACACGCGGCATGTGCTGCTGCACGTGCTTGACCTGCACCTCGATGATCTGGCGGCGGTATACCCCACCCTGGTGGGCAACCCGGCGCGCTTCCGCCTGATGTTCCGTGTGCCGGATGGCGTGGAGCTGACCGCACACAAGTTGATATGGCCGAACCCGCTCGACCCGGATGGCAGTAAGTTCAAGCTCGCTACTGCTGCTCTGAAACAGGCTGAGGCGACCGGCAATGCCGAATTGACGGCGACGATGCGGGCGAAACAGAAGGAAGTGGCGCCGGTGACGGTGTTCGAGCTGCGCGGCGGCCTGGTACAGGACGTGTTGCCGCCGTCGATCCACCCGGACACGGGTCAGCCTTATTTCTGGCGAACACCACCCTCGGCGGATGGCCTGCCGGAGCTGCCGCGCGAGCTGCTGAGCATCTGGAACAACTGGGAGATATTCAAGCCGCTGGGGCAGGGTGCCTGTGATTGGGCGCCGGCACCGAAAGAGCGCCCAGCACCCAAGGCGAAGCCGAGCCGGCCGGCGACTACTGGCGCAAGCGGTAGCACGGATGTGGTGGGCGCATTCAACCAGGCGCACGACGTGGAGCAGCTGCTGGCGGCGCATGGCTATAAGCGGCGCGGCAAGAAATGGCTGTACCCGGGCAGCACCACGGGGCTGGCGGGTGTGACGGTGGTGGACGGCAAGGTGTATTCGCACCACGGCGCCGACCCGCTGGCGAACGGGCATATGAACGATGCGTTCGACGTGTTCTGCCTGCTCGAGCATGACGGCGATCAGAAGGCGGCGACCCGGGCAGCAGCCAAAGCGCTGGGCATCGATCACGCGAGCCAGCGTAAGAAGAACATCCAGGGTACGCCGCCGAAGGCGAAGGGCGAGGCGGGTGGTACACCTGCTGTTGATGATGCTGGCAGCAGCTCGGCCGATGAGCCGGGCGACCTTCCCCCCGCCCCAACCGATTCGGATGGTGACGCGCCGGCCGGCAGCAGCACCAACGGGGGGGCGGGGGGTGGCTTCACGATCAAGGGGCTGCTCCGGCGCTTCGCGCTGATCGTTGGCACCACTCAGGCTTGGGACGTGGATGACGCCAGGCGCATCAAGAAGGCGGCGTTTCAGGCGCTGGTGGGCAAGGATCTGTTCAAGCAGTGGGACGCCGAGGTCGACCCGAAGCGCAAGAAGACTGTCAGCGAGGACTGGGTCAAGGAAATTGAGCGCGCAGCGGCGCTGGCGGGGAAGGCGGTTGGCGATCTGAAAATGCCGATGCTGACGCGTTATGTGTACATCGACGGCACCAAGGATGTGTGGGACTACGCGAAGAAGCGGCGTGTAGCAGAGGGCGCGGTCAAGATGGCCCTGGGCGATGCCTACAGCCTTTGGTTGAACAGCCCTGATCGGCGCGTGGTGGATATGAACCACATCGTGTTCGACCCGACGATGAGCCATGACCCCGAGGTGTTCATCAACACGTTCGAGGGCTTGCCGCTGAAGCCGGAGCGCGATGACTCGAAGTGCGCGAACCTGATCTGGCTGATCAGCTTTCTGTGCAACCACGCCAAGGACGCGGCGCAGTGGTTGAGCCGGTGGCTGGCGTACCCGCTGCAGCATAGTGGGGCGAAAATGGACACCGCGGTACTGATGCATTCGACGATGGAAGGCTCGGGTAAGAGTCTGTTGTTCTCGGTGGTGATGGGCCGGCTTTACGGGCAGTACTCGGCCACGGTCGGGCAGACGCAGCTGGAAGGTTCGTTCAACGCCTGGCAGAGCGGCAAGCTGTGGGCGGTGTTCGAGGAGGTGGTCAGCCGCGATCAGAAGTACAACCAGGTCGGCAAGATCAAGCAGTTGATCACCGGGCAGACGGTGCGCATCGAGAGCAAGTTCGTGAACGGCTGGGAGGAAGCCAGTCACATGAATGCGGTGTTCCTCTCGAACGAGATCGTGCCTTGGCCGATCAGTGATACCGACCGGCGCTTTTTGGTGATGTGGCCGGAGGAGAAGCTGCCGCCGAAGCGTCAGGAGGCGATCAAGCATGAGTTGGCCAACGGTGGCGTTGAGGCGCTGTACGACTGGCTGCTGCGCTATGACCTGGGGGATTTCGACGAGCAAACCAAGCCGCCCGAGACGCCGGCCCGCCAGCGGCTGGTGGCGTTGAGTCGTGCGCCCTGGCAGACGTTCGCCAATCTGTGGCGCCTGGGCGAGCTGGGCGACGGGTTGTGGGGCGGGTGCCTGAGCTCTGACCTGTACGCGATGTTCGTGGAGTGGTGCCAGCGCAACGGTGAGCACCGGATGAGCCAGACGAAGTTCAGCCTGTTCATTGAAACGCTGGGCGTGGACAAGACGCGGGCGATCCCTTGGACGGAGGGCAGCACGCGCCGGTTTGCTGCGTTTTTGATACCGAGGGATGAGTCAGCCTTCCTGCCACCATCCATGCAGGCGGCCGCGCTGGGCGCGCATGTGCAGGCATGGCGGGCCAAGGCGAAGCTGTGCGGCTGGAATGTGGAGGCGTGGGATCACGTCAAGGCGGCCGCAGCATGAGTGCGCCTAGAAGTGTGTTGGGTGTGTTGGCACTGTGTAGGCTTGATTTCGCAACCTTACACACTGCGAGCCCACTAACCATGCGGCCTCTGGACGAGTGTGTAAGGTGTGTAAGGTTTAAGCGCGTGCGCGCGCGTGTGCGAAAAAAAATTGCACGCCTTATCGGCTATCTGGCTGCCCGGAATGATACGGAAATTTCCTTACGCGAGGCTCTGAAAACCTTACACACCTTACACACCTTACACAGTCGCTCTAAAGCCTTTGTTTTTATTGAGATTTCTGTGTGTTGGGTGTGTGTAAGGTTGGTGGTTTTTGTGTTGGGTTGCGGTTTTGGCGAGGGGCGGGGCGATGATTGAGGCTATCGAAGTGCTGTTGAAGCATTGGGGCGATCAACTGGCCCAGAACGGCCTGGGTGGCGGATTGCCCAGCACTATGGGCACCATCGTCGAGTTCGCCGGCTGTGCACCGCGCGGTGGTGTATACGGCGCCAGGCTGCTGGTGGCCGGCGCCGGGCCGGATTACGCAGCCGCTGAGGTGAACCAGGTGCTGTACGGCATCGAGCGGCTGGAGGGCGGGAGCGCGCTGGTGCGTCTGGCCTATGCGCGGTACCGCAACGAACCACGGCTGACCATCGCCGAGCAGGTTGATGCGCTTGAGTTGGGGAAGGGCGATGCCGGGCGGCGGGCGTACTACCGGCAGGTTGGCGTGCTGCATGAGCGCCTGCAGGCCGGGCTGCTGGAGCGGCAGGGCAAGCTGGCGGGAATGCGGCGCGAGGCTCGGCGCGATGGCGAGCGGATGCGCAAGGCGGCAGCGCAGCAGGCTGGGGCGGCGCACCGAGGGCGAGGGCGAGAGTTCGAGGCGGCGCAGGGCGGGCAGGGTGCAATCGCCGCTCACAAGGCGCATAAGGCCTGGTGGCGGCGTGCTGTTTGGCGACCGTTCGTCGGGCGACTCGGCGTCATAAGGCGCCGGTGAGGCGTCAAAGAGCGTCGGCGGGAATAACCCATAAATAGGGGTTTTCGGTTTGTCACTCGGGGGGTAAAAAGTCACCACGATTCGATAGGTACGCCTACCGAGCAACTGAGCGCACGTGCTGTGTCGCACCCGCCCCGAGCCACCGACTCGGGATTCAGAGCCCCGCCATGCGGGGCTTTGTCTTTTCTGGCTGACGCTACCGTGGCAGGGGCGGCAGCCGTTCCCGCGGCACGCGGGTTTTTTATTCTGGCCCTTGGCCGCCTGGGAGGGTTTATGAGCGAGCCACTGACCGGGCTGGCGGTTTGCGCCGCAGGCGTTGGCATCTGTATCTCCGGCTTCATGGCCGGTGTGGATGGCAACGCGGCGACCGGTGCACTTTGCGGGGCGACGGTGTTCGTCATCGCTCGACCCGACCTGAAGGTCTTGCCTCGTGCCTTGCTGTTTCTGATCAGCCTGGTGATGGGCTACCAGTTCAGCCCGGCTCTCGGTGAGCTGGAGCTGTGGGGCATCCGCCCATTCACCTATTCCGGGCCTGCTGCGTTCGCCGCTGCTGCGCTGGTCGTTGGCCTGACGATGGCCGCGATCAGGAAGCGCGTGGCGCCGTCGGCCCCTGGGGGAATCGATGGCTAGTGTGATCCTGACCCATGCGCTGCTGATGCTGTGCGGCGCCATCTTCGTTCGGCTGTTCACGTTCCGGCGAGGCGCGCTGCGCTTCAGCCGGCTCAAGTCTTGTGGCGCGTGGCTGGTCATGGTGTGCGCTGGGGTTTCAGTGATCCACATCCTGCGCGGTGATCTGGTGGTGCAGCCAGCAGCCTGGCCGCTGGTGGTACTGGTGGCGGTGTTCGCCTGGGCCATCTTGCGTGCCGGCGGCAACCTGGCCGGAGTGCTGCGGCCCGAAGAGCCCGCATGGTCGGGTGGTGAGCGGCGTCGGGGTGGCGAGTGAGTCGCGGCCCGCTGTCGGTGACGTTCACCGGGCAGCGCAACCGGTTGCAGATGCTTGATCATCTGGAGCGCGAGCAACTGCCGTTTGCTGCGGCGCTGGCACTGACCCGCACCGCGCAAGAGGTTGAAAAGGGGTTGGTCACTGAGATGACCAACGTCTTCGACCGCCCGACTCGCGCGACCCTCAACTCACTGTTCATCCAGCCGGCGACCAAGCAGCGTATGGAGGCGCGGGTGTGGATCAAGGATGGGCGCAGTGCGACAGCCAGCGGCAATCTGGTTGGGCGAGAGGGAAGCTGGGGTAAGGGACGAGCCGCTTCGACGTGGCTCACGCCTCAAGTGTTCGGTGGTGCTCGAAGTGAGAAGGGCTTCGAGAAGATGCTCGAACGGGTTGGCGCGCTGGACGGCGGCCGATTCGTCGTGCCTGGCAAGGATCAACCGCTGGATCAGTTCGGCAACATCGGTCGGGGTCGCCTCAACAAGATCCTGTCGGGTGCTCGGCTGTTCGCCGAGGAAGGCTACAAGGCCAACGCTACCGACAGTGCGCGCTCAACTGCCAAGGGCAACACGCGCTACTTCCTGATCAAGAAGGGGCGCAGGCCAATCGGCATTGCCGAACGGTTAGGCCGTGGCAAGGGGAGTCGCAACAACATCCGCATGGCGTTGGTGTTCGTGCGGCAGCCGACCTACAGCCGGCGCTTCGACTTCTACGGCGTCGCCGAACGCATCGCCGAGGATCAGTTGCCCATCCAGTTCGAACTCGCCCTGGCTCAAGCTGTGGCGACCCGGCGCCGGTGAGCCGCGCGCCGGTTTTTATAGATTTACAAGAATCTTATTTTTTTAAGCCCAAAAGCTCGGGGGCCCCTGTGGCCGGCACCTCACCACGGGTAATTCGAACCCCGTTCTCGCGCTAGTGGGTGGGGTTGGAAGTTAGTTAACAGGGGTTAATTCGGTTAATCCCCGGGGCAAATCTGGTTAACAGGTGAATTCATGACGGTCATGAAGAAGTCAGAGTTCGCAGATAGTCAGGGCTGGTCCAGGCCCTATGTGTCGAAGCTGGCGGCGCAAGGTCGGTTGGTGCTGACCGAAGACAAAAAGGTAGACGTCGAGGCGACCCTGGCGCTGCTGGGTGAGACAGCCGACCCCAGCAAGGTCGGCGTCGCTGAACGCCACCAGCGTGACCGCGCCGAGAAGGGCGTGCATGCGCTGGTTTCTCCGCTGGCTCCACCATCGACGGCGCCAGGGGTTGGAGGCGGTGGTAGCGACAACTACCAGAAGGCCAGGGCGCATCGCGAGACTTACCTGGCGCTGCTGGCCGAGGACGAGTTCCTCAAGGGCCGTGGCGAGCTGGTCGAGCGCAAGGCCGTCGACACCGCCGCATTTAACACCGCGCGTGTATTGCGCGACCTGATCCTGGGCCTGCCGCCAAAGATTTCCGGCGAGCTGATCGCGATCACCGACCCATGGGAAATGGAACGCAAGCTCACCGAGCTGCTGCGAGGCGTCCTCGAGGATGCCGCCAGCCTGGTGCAGCTCGACGCTGAGATTGAACAGGGGGCGAAGGAGCCGAACTAGCCATGCAACACGCGTATGCCGACGGTGCCGCCACGTACCGTGCGGCATACCTCCGAGGCCTGGAGCTCGATCCGGAACTGTGGATCGATCAATGGGCCGACGAGTTCCAGCGGATCCCGAAGGACACCGGCGCCGCCGAGCCTGGCAAGTACCACACCGACCGCACGCCCTTCGCTCGCGAGCCGATGCGCTGCCTGTCACCGCTGCACCCCTGTAAACGCGTGGTGACCATGGTCGCCTCGCAGATGATGAAGACGCAGATCGCGCTCAACTGGATCGGCGGCAACATCCACATGGCGCCGGCCAACATCCTCGCGCTGCTGCCCAGCGAAAAGCTGGCCCGCCGGGTCTCCAGCCGGATCGACAAGACGATCAAAGCGGTACCGGAACTCAGCAAGCGCGTTGCCAAGCCTCGTTCACGCGATGCCCGCAACACCCTCGATACCAAGGAATTCGAAGGCGGCACGCTGTATTGCACCACCGCTGGCTCGGCCGCCAACCTGGCAGAACTGGCAGCGCGCTATATCTACGGCGATGAGATCGATCGTTGGGACGTCGACGTAGACAGCGAAGGCGATCCCATTGAGCTGGCCGAGGCACGCGGCACCACGTTCGGCCGCAAGGCCAAGTTTTACTTCTCCAGCTCGCCGACGATCAAAGGCGCTTCGCGCATAGATGATCTGTACGAGCAGAGCGATAAGCGCCGCTACTTCGTGCCGTGCCCGCACTGCGGACAGCACCAGGTGCTGGAGTGGGCCAACCTCAAGTGGACCGACGACTACAAGCGCGTTGACTACCTCTGCAGCAACACCGAGTGCGGCGCGCTGATCGAGGAGCACCACAAGACGGCCATGCTACTGGCCGGTGAATGGCGCGCCACGGCGAAGGGCGACGGCGAGACCGTGGGCTTCCACCTCAATGCGCTCTATTCGCCGTTGGGCTGGCTGTCCTGGCAGAGCCTGGCCAAGCAGTACGACAAGGCCAAGGTGGCCTCTGATCGTGGCGACAACGAACCCATGCAGGTGTTCTACAACACCCGATTGGCGTTGGTGTGGGACGCCGCGCAGGAGATGACCAAGGCCAGCGAGTTGAAGGCCCGCGCCGAAGATTACCGCCTGGGCACGGTACCGCCTGGCGCGCTGATCCTCACCGCCGCTGTCGACGTGCAGCACAACCGTCTGGAGCTGTTGGTAATTGGCTGGGGCGAGGGGCTGGAGCGCTGGGTGGTCGACTACGTGGTTGTGCCGGGTGACCCAGCATTGCAGCGCACGTGGCTGGATCTGGACGAGCAACTGAAGCGCCGGTACCGGCATATGTCGGGTGTGGAATTGGCTATCTGCGCCACGGCGGTCGACTCCGGCGGTCACCACACCGATGAGGTCTACCAGTTCACCCGGCTGCGGCGCTGGCGGAAAGTGTTCGCGGTGAAGGGGGCGAGCAAGCCCGGCCGGCCCGTGCTGGCTCAGCGGCCTTCGAAAGTCGATGTGACGTACAACGGCCAAACCGAGAAGCAGGGCGCCGAGTTGTGGATCATCGGTACCGATACGGCGAAGGACTGGATCTATAACCGATACCCGTTCGCCGATGGCCCTGGCGCACTGCATTTCTCGACAGACCTGCCCGACGAGTTCTACGACCAAGCCGTGGCAGAGCGAAAAATCACCGTCTACGTGAAGGGCTACAAGCGCACCGTCTGGGTCAAGGGCAAGGCCGAGCGCAACGAAGTGCTCGACCTTCTGGTTTACAACCAGGCCGCTGCCCAGTTCCTGGGGCTTCACCGGTACCACCAGGGCGAATGGAGCAAGCTGCGCGCCGCAGTTAGCCAGGGAAGCCTGTTCGCACAACCGGTTGCGAGCAGCAACATCACCGCCCTGCAGGAGGATGCCGAGAAGGCAGCCACCCCGCCGCCACCGAAGCCTGCACCACAACCACCAACGCGCCGGGTCTCCCGCAGCGCTTACCTGAAACGATGACGAGAGGGCGCCCCATGGCAAGCGCACAACAGCGCCTGGATGACGTCCGGGCGGCTATCAGCGACATCCTCCGGCTTGGGCAGAGCATCACCAAGGACGGCCGCCGGCTGGATCGAGCATCGCTCGCCAGCTTGCGCATGCTTGAAGACCAATACGCCGCAGATGCCGCCCGCGAATCCCGCGCCGGCCAGCCACGGCAAATCCGGCTGTACAGCCGTGGCAAGGGGGCGTGATGGGCTATCGAGTTCGAGCCAAGCCTGTGCGGCTGCAAGTGGTCAACAACTACGAAGGCGCCGGCCATGGGCGACGTGCCCAGAGTTGGGATGCCCCGGACGCTGCGCTGAATACCATCGCCATTCCTGCCTTGCCTGCACTGCGCAAGCGCTCCAAGGCGGCAGTACGCAATAACCCCTGGGCGGCCAGCGGCATCGGCAAGCGGGTCAGCAGCCTGATCGGTACCGGCATCACGCCGCGTGCACAGATCAAGGATGAAGCCTTACGCAGTGCCATCAACCAACTCTGGAGCGACTGGACCGACGAGTCTGACGCCGACAACCTCACCGACTTCTACGGCCAGCAGGCGCTGATCGCCCGCATGGTAGAGGAGTCTGGCGAATGCTTCGTGCGGAAGCGCTACCGTCGCCCCGAGGATGGCCTGGCGGTGCCGCTGCAGCTCCAGATTCTTCCGCCCGAGTTCGTGCCACTGGATCGCAACTTCGTCACCCGCCGCGGCAACGTGGTTCGGGCCGGCATCGAGTTCGACCAAGTGGGCCGGCGCGTGGCGTACTGGATGTGGAAGAACCACCCCGGCGACGCCCGGGCGCTGGGTACCAGCTACAACACGCTGAACCGCATCCCGGCCAGCGAGGTGCTGCACATCTTCGAACCGCTCGAAGGTGGCCAGCTGCGCGGGATCCCGCGCTTGGCGCCGGTACTGCTCCGGCTCAAGTCGCTGGACAACTACGACGACGCCGTGCTGTTCCGGCAGGAGCTGGCGAACCTCTTCGCTGGCTTCATCACCAAGCCTCGGCCTGAAGGTGCCGTTCCGGAAATTGACACCCTTACAGGGAAGCCCGTTGTTAAGGACTCCGACGGCACGCCGATGGTGGCCATGGAGCCGGGCACCATGCAGGAACTGCTCGAAGGCGAGGAGGTTGTGTTCTCCGAACCGCCAGGCGCTGGCGACACCTACGTCGATTTCATGAAGCAACAGCTCATGGCAGCTGCGGCCGGCATCGAACTGCCTTACGAATTGCTGACCGGCGACATGGCCGACATCAGCGACCGCGTGCTGCGCGTGCTGCTCAACGAGTTCCGTCGCCGCATCGAGCAACTGCAGTTTGGCGTTTACGTCTATCAGCTGTGCCGGCCCATCCGAGCCGCTTGGCTCGACGCTGCCTGGCTCTCCGGCTCTATCGATCTGCCGCAGTACTTCGAACGCCGCCGCGACTACCTGCGCACGCGCTGGGTCCCACAAGGCTGGGCCTACATGCACCCCGTGCAGGACGTGCAGGGCAAGCTGCTGGAGATCAAAGGCGGCTTGGCCAGCCGCAGCGAGCACGCGCTACGCAGCGGCTACGACGCCGAAGTGATCGACCAGGAAAACGCCGACGACAACGCCCGGGCCCAGGAGCTCGGGCTCGACTACACCACCGACACGGCCATCGCTAATGACCCCGAGGAAGGTAAGCCATGATCAAACATAAATCCCTGGCCCTGGCGATTGCCATGTGTGCCTTCTACGGGGCATCCAGTGCTGCTGAACCGCGCATCCTGAACAAGGTGGGTGGTGTCCCTGAGTTGAAATCTGAAAGCTGGTTTCACATCAGCAATCTTGCTGGAGCCGAAAAGCCCGGCGAGCCCATCGAGGTTTACCTCTACGGCGAGATTGGTATGTGGGGTGTTAGCACTGCTGACTTCATCAAGGCACTGAAAAGCGCCGACGACGGGGTATCGCCAGTGCATGTGTACTTCGATACCGAAGGCGGCGACCTGTTTGATGGTATCGCCATTCATAACACGCTGCGTGCCCTCGGCGAGCGCTGCAAGGCACTGATTTTCGGCGCCTGCTTCAGTGCCGGCAGCGTGGCTGCCTGCGGTGCTCATCGGGTCGAAATGGCAGACAACGCGCTGCTGATGATGCACAACCCCTGGACGTGGTTGGCTGGCGACAGTGCCGAGCTGCGCAAAATGGCGGACATGATGGACAAGGCGCTGGAAGGTATCGTCGCCAGTTATCAACATCGCGCGCTGGCCATCGACGAAACCGAACTGCGCCGCATGATCAACGACACTACCTGGCTGACGCCCCTTGAGGCCAAGACCCACGGTTTTGTCGACGAAATCATCGGCACCGAAAGCACGTTTGCCAACTGCGCAGATCGAGAAAAGATCCTCAACCGCTACCGTAATGTTCCCGATGCCGCGCGAGTATTGCTGGCTGCCTCGGCCCCCGAACCGGAGCCCGCCCCGGAACCCGAACCAACGCCCGAGCCTGATCCGGTACCGACCACCCCGGAAGCCGCTGAACTGGCCGTCAAGCTCGCAACGGACTGCGCTGCAGCCGGCCTGAGCAATTGCGTCGGCTACCTGATCAAGGCCAGTGCTCTGGCCAGTGCTGATGCGGTGCAGGCGCACTTCAACCGCGCCAAGGATGTTCGCGCCGCCTGCCTGGTGGCCAAGCTGCCGGATGAAGCCAAGGCGCTGATCGAAGCCGGCCTGACCGGTGACCAAGCCAAGGCGAAGCTGTTCGAGAAGCTGGCCAACAAAAGCGGCCAGGTTGAAATCAGCAACCTACCCCCGGTGGATGACGATGCCCCCCAGGCCGGCGCCCACCAGCCACCCACGGCGAATGAGGTCTACGCTCGCCGCCGCAAAAACGCCTCGAAAGGAGGAAACAACGCATGATCAAGACTGAAGGTGTTTACACCGGTGAGTTCCTCCTGTCGGAGGCCAACGGTGCCCGCAGCCGCGAGGAGGTGGTCATCGCCGCCGGCTCCGGCATCCTCAAGGCCGGCACGCTGATCGCCCTGATCACCGCCGCCAACGCACTGACCTCGACCGCCAAAGTGGGCAACACCGGCAACGGCACCATCGGTTCGGTGACCGTCACCAGTGCGGCCGCCAGTGGTGCCTACACCCTCGCCATCACCGAGGCTGCAGCCAACGGCGGCAAGTTCGAACTGACTAGCCCGGTCGGTGCCCTGGTGGGTGAAGGCACCGTCGGCCAGGCCTTCAACGGTGGCGGTTTGACCTTCACCCTGGGCGATGGCTCGACCGACTTCATCGTGGGTGACGGCTTCACCCTGACGGTGCAGGCCAACCTGGGCGAGTACACCGCCTACGACGATGACGGCACCGATGATGGCCGCCGCGCCGCCAGCGGCATCCTGTTCGCCTCGGTGGACGCCACGGCGAACGACGTGCGAGCTGTTGGCGTGATGCGTGATGCCGAGGTAATCGAGCGCCTGCTCACTGGCCTGGATGCCAACGGCCGCGCTGATCTGCTGGCCAATGGCATCGTCATTCGCCCCTGACCGTCAACTGTAGCAACCCCAACACCCCAAGCCCCGCACCTGCGGGGCTTCGCATTTCTAGGAGCCCAACATGGCCGAAATCAGCATTTTCCAAGACGAGGCGTTCAGCGTTGACGCGCTGCTCACCGTCATCAACGACGACCACGTATTGCCGGGGCAGATTGCCGCGGCTGGTTTGTTCGAGGAGGAAGGCGTCAGCAGCACCGTCGTGCAGATCGAGAAGGACGGCATGACCCTGGCGCTGGTCGAATCCAAACCGCGCGGTGCGCCTGGTCAAGTGGTGATCGGCGACAAGCGCAGCCTGATCCCGTTCAACACCGTCCACCTGCCGCAGGTGTTCCAGATCCTGGCGGACGAAATCCAGGGCATCCGCGCAGTCGGTAGCCTCACCGAGCTGATGCAGGTGCAAGCCTATGTCGCGCGGCGTATCGAGAAAGCGCGCCGTCAGCTCGCCCTGACTCATGAGTACCAGCGTATCGGGGCTATCCAAGGGCTGGTAGTCGATGCTGATGGTGAGAGTGTGCTGCTCGATATCTTTCAGCGTTTCGGCATCGAGCGGCCAGAGGCCTACAGCCTGGAACTGACCGACGACGATACCGACGTCAGTGTGAAGTGCATCGAGGTTCTCGACCGTCAGGAGGATGCGCTAGGCAACGTCACCAGCACTGGCGCACATGCCTACTGCGGGAAAGATTTCTGGGCGGCTTTCATTGCGCACCCGAAAGTGCGCGATACCTACAAGAACTGGGAAGCGGCTGCCAGCCTGCGCGGTGATCGCCGCCAGCCGTTCGAGTTCGGCGGAATCACCTGGGAGCGCTATCGCGGCAAGGTCAACGGTAATGCATTCGTTGCTGACGAAAGCGCCTTCGTTGTGCCGACAGGAGTGCCGTCACTATTCATCAGCGCCTTCGCCCCAGCCGACTACATGGAGACGGTCAACACCGAGGGCTTGCCGTACTACGCCAAGCTGGCTCCGATGGAGTTCGACAAGGGCGTCAAGGGTGAGGCGCAGTCCAACCCGCTGCACCTGTGCACCCGCCCGCTGTCCGTCATCGAGCTGACCATCTAACCATGGCCAGCTTCGGTGAATCCCTCGACGCCATGGATGACGCAATCGAGGCCTCGCTGGGTGATGGCTGCGCTACTTACCAGGGGCCAGAGCATGGTGCCGTGCCTGTGCGCGGCATCGAGGTGATGGTCGACCGCGCCTTGGCCAACGGTGGGGCGGGTGGTGCTTTCCAGGGCAATGTCGTGGGCATCACCTGGCGCAAGCGCTACCTCGCAGGCGTGGACAAAGGCGGCATCTGGCAGCACGGCCGGCGCCGCTTCGTCGTCGAGGTCACTGTTGCCGATGACGGCGACTGGATCACAGCCGCCTGCACGGAGGTCAAATGACCAACATCCTCACCGAGGTGCGCCAGGCGCTGGTCAAGCGCATCGAGACCATCAGCATCGACAATGGCTACCTCACCAACGTGGGTAGCAACGTCAAGTCGGGTTGGTTCAATGAGGTGGTGAAGGACGGCAACGTCTCAGCCGCCGGCCTGGTGGTGGTGCAGAAGGCCAAGGCGTTGCCGCCAGAGCCTGGTCGGGGCGCGATGAAGATGCGCCCCGGCTTCCATGTCATCGCTGCAATCAGTGCTGGCCTGCACGACTACGAAGCCCCCATCGAGGACATCGAGCATGACCTGCTCAGCTGCCTTTGCCCGACTGATGGGGTGTCCCCCGAATGGCTGCCCTCCGGCGCGCTGAACCTCATCGTAGGTGCGCCTGAACCTTTCCCGCCCGGTGAAGGCTTGAACGCCGCCACCGTGCTGATCCCTGTTCACATCATTTCCGTGGTCGACCACTTCGACCGCTAGGAGGCCTAATGGCACGCATCAAGGAAACCGCCATCATCGGCGGCCGCTTCAGCATCGGCAAGCCGGGTGGCCGTAAGCCTACCGACTTCATCGGCATCGTTCGCTCCGCGCAGGAGCGCATCGAACAAACCGAACTGCGCGAACCGGACACCACCAACCCGCTGGGTGGTACCTACGACAAGTACAACAGAATCGACCGCTTCTTCCTCGACATGGAGCTAGCTGAAATCACCACTGGAAACCTGGCCCGTGCCATGGCTGCAGTGGTGCAGGAAATCCCCAGTGATGAGATCGAGGGCGAAGACGTCATCCTGGGCGTTGGCCAGACCACCGCGCTCGAGCTGATGCCGCTGGTGATCCGTACCGTCACCTTTGATGGTGACGAGTACGAGGAAGATCTCGACTGGCGCATCACCGGTGCCGGTATCCATGTGCTGGAAGAAAGCGATCTGGCCGCTGCCCTGGCGGCAGCTTCAGTGCCGACTGCCACCGCAGCGGCTGCCGCCGGCAACGCCGGCAACGGTACCGTTGGCACCCTGAGTGCTACTGCAGCTGCTGCGGTTGGCGCTTACACCGTGACCATCACCAACGCTGCTACCGGCGCTTTCAGTGTCACCGGGCCTGCTGGTGCGCTGGCGGCTGGTGAAGTCGGTACCGCCTACACCCAGGCCGGCCTGACCTTCACCGTCACGGCTGGTGTCGACGAGTTCGAGGATAACGACCGCTTCACCATCACCGTCACGGCGGCGGCTGATCCCGTCGCCCAGGTCAGCTACCGCTGCGCGCGCTTCGATGCCATCGAGTACCTGACTAGCTCTGGCGAGGACTGGTACCTGCTGTTCGAAGGCTCCAACGCCGTGGGTGAGAAGGGCAAGTTCAACATCCACTACTGGCGCGCGAACTTCGCGCCGACCACAGGCCGCGACGTGCTCAGCGTCGAGAACTTCATGGGCCTGCCGATGGTGGTTGAAATCCTGCCCGAGCCGGAACGCGCAACCTCTGACGCCAAGAGCGCCTACGGCAAGATGCATAAGCAGCGGCCGTTGCAGTAAGGGAGGATGGCCAGGGATGGCCGTCAACAGAACAGGTCAGCCTGAATCTCATCGGGTGGTAAGAGATGATAGAGCTTGAGCTGTTCAACTTTTTCTGATGTGAACCCGCTGGCTGCAGCTTGGGTGAGCTTTGTAGTGCGCCATGCTGCCTCGATGAAGTCAGCCATCTGATGAGCAGGGATCAGCGCTAGGATTTCTGGATACAGCGCCTGGCCGCATCTGTAGGTTTTTGATAGCTGCTGGGAAAGCTCATCGGCGGAATAGATGGCCTGCCCGTGTCGTTCTGAGAAGGTTATGGCGGGATGGTAATGCCGGGGCTTATTGCCGCCTCTGAAGCTGACGGCGATTTCGCGAAGGCAAAGCAGTGCTGGGTATATGTTGAGGCAGCGTAGGTGCCAGCACTGATCTGGCGCTGTCGATGAGCCAGATATCTGGTCTATCAGGTCGTTGATGATTTCCCCTGTGCCTTCATCAGTTGCACTCAGGATGGCATATGGCACAGTGACTCGTTGATCTAACAGCACCTTCTCGCCGGAGAACACGAGTTGCGATGCTGACTTCTGCTTGATTTCCCCGAAGCTGAAGTATGTGACGTTGATAGTCATGGCCCCTCCATGGTTTCGTTCTAGTGTTCGGTATAGGCTTATTAGCTTGGCACTTACATCTGAGGTTTCCATGAAAAGGATTTTATTGTCACTGGTTGCGCTCTTCTTGATATCCGGTTGCTCCGAATCCAATGCCCATCAGGCTCCAATCGAAGATGGCGCTATCCCTGATCGCATAGGCTGCGAGGTGGGGTGCGACAAGCTGAACAAGTTTGAGCGCTGGCAGCCTTACCTGGCCAAGGCGGTGGAGGTTCAGAGGCGTCAGGAGAAATGCAAGAAGGTCGAGTATGCAAGCGTCGACCACGAAAGCGATCCGAATAACCCGACCTTCTGGGTGATGTGCGCGAACGCGCAAGGTAACTCCTACAACACCTTCTATTCCAAGGCCCAGATCGATGCTCAGGCGGTTGCACGCGGTGATGATGTCTCCAAGAGCTATGCATTTTCGGTTTGCGAAAAAGAGCTGCCACGTTACTTTCCTGGCTATTTCAAGGGAGCAGTGACCAAGACGGGGTTTTATGTTGCACCCAATGGCCGAGCCCAAGTGTTCTATGACCTGACAATCGCTGGTCAAGCGAGAAAAGCGAGATGCCTGGTCGATCATGAGTTTGTTGAGTTCACCGTAGTGAACTGATTTTTCTCTATTTCCAAGACCCGCCTCGGCGGGTTTTTTATTGCCCGGAGATTCCCCATGACTGACCTCGCCGCCAGTCAGCCTGTGAAGGTTGGCTCGGGCACGGCTGCCCGCGACATTCTGGTGTACGAACTCACGCCGCTGGAGTACCGCAAGATCCTGCTTGGCACGGCCAGCCTGCCTGAGGATGCCGATGCCGAGAGCATCGCCCGTTACCAGATCGACCAGGCGCTGTTGGCTGATGTGAGCCTGAGCGACCTGGCGCTCTTCGTTCGGCGGCCGGTGGCTGAATTGGAAGGTCTGCCGACCGGCGTGTTGAGGAAGCTGCTGGCCAAGGCCAAAGAGATGAACCCGGATTTTTTCGACGCTCTGGTGAGACTGGCCACACCCCAGAGCGAGCCCTCGCCGAGCTAGAGCGCAGCCTCGCTGCCCTTGGCCGCCTCGGCCACCCCAATGCAATCCATTACCCGTGGCGCATGTTCCTGCGCTGCCTGAAGGTGTGAGCTATGGCTGACGTTGAACTGCGAATTTCGGCGGATGCCGGGGATGCCAGCAAGGAAATCAGCGGCTTCCGCAAGGAATATGTAGAGCTGGTGAAAGCGGTGGAGAAGCCGCTCCGCCAGATCGATGCGCTGCAGAAAACGACCGAGAACGCCAAGGCCGCCACCACCGCCTACTTCGATGCAAGGCGCCGCGTAGATGAACTGAAGCGCGCCATCGAACAGGCCGGCCAGCCAGTGCGAGAGCTCGACCGGGCATACGCCCAGGCTCAGCGCACCTTGGCCAGCGCTACGCGTGAGTTTGACCGGCAGAAGGCCAAGGTGCGCGAACAGCGCGCCGAGCTGAAAGCGGCCGGAGTGGACGTGCGCAACCTGGCCGCCGAGCAGCAGCGCCTACAAGGGCAGCTCGGCTCTGCGATTGGCATGGGTCGTATGGATTCGCAGATCAAGGCTGCGACCGATGCCTTTGGTATCACCCAACTGCGTAACCTGCGCACCCAGTTGGTGGCGTTGGATACCGACTATCGCCGGCTGACTGCATCTGCCAACCTCTCCGCGCGCGAGCGCATCACTGCCGAGATCCAGTACCAGGCTCAGGTCAACAAAACCCGGGCTGCTATTCGTGAGCTTGAAGGCGGAACCGCCGAGGTTGGCGGTAACCTGCAGGCAATGTACAGCCGCCTGGCTGTGGTGGTGGCCACTGCTTACAGCATCGAGCGTGGTTCGCGCGCTTTCTTCGACGTGGCCGATGCCGTGGTCACGATGGAGGATCGCCTGCAGGCGGCGACACAAAGCCAGGACGAATACGACCGTTCGTTGGCTCGCCTCGAGGAGACATCTAAGCGTGTGCGCATCCCTCTGGCGGCTACGTCGGAGCTGTTCCTCAGCTCGGTTCGTCCGCTACGTGAGATGGGCTTCTCTGCCGCCATGACAGCGGACATGGTGGCAGCGCTCTCGGCCGGCTTGGTGACCAGCAACGTCAAGGGCCAGCAGGCTGAAGCGGTAATCAACCAGCTGAGCCAGGGCTTACAGACCGGTACCATCCGCGGTGATGCTTTCAACGCCATGCTGCGGAACGCGCCGACGCTGATCGATGCGCTGACCAAGAGCCTGGGTGTCAGCCGCGCCGAGCTGATCCGTATGGCGAACGCGGGCGAACTGACGACAGACAAATTCGTCACCGCGCTAAGCCAGCAGGCAGATGGCCTGCTGGCCCTGGCAGACAACATGCGCAGTACGGTCGGCGATGCGCGCGGTACCAATACCGACAGTATCAACAAGGTCATCGGTGCCATCGATACTCTGACCGGTGCATCGGAAGCATCGATCAAGCGGCTGGATGAGCTTTCAGAGGCGATGGATCGAGCCGCTAAGGGCGATGGCGGCGGCATTGCTGACTTCGTCAGTAACCGCACGGCCTGGGTGCCGATGTTCAGCGGTTTCTCGGTTTGGATCGAGGGCTTCAAGTCATGGTCTGACGCGGGAGAGGAAGCCGCCGAGACGGTCATCAGCGCCGAGCAGGAAGCGGCTGATCGCTCGCGTGAACTGGAGGAGCAGAGCCTGGCCGCCAAGCGCGCCTACGCCGCCGAGTTCAACAAGATCAGCGCTGACTTGGCGGTGAAGTTCAAGAACTCCCTTGACGATCAGGTGGCGGCACAGCGCAAGGCCAACAGCGAGTTGGGCAAGGCGCGCAACGCGCAGCTGGAAACGGAGAAGCGCTACAAGGCAGCGCTCGAAAAGCTTCGGGTTGGTGCCACCGGCCCAGCCAGCTACAACAATGCACAGACCCTGCAAGTGGCTGCACGCGACGCATTGCGTCGCAACGATGCCGAGGGTGCCAAGCGCAACGCGCAGGCGGCACTGAAGATGTTGACCGAGCTGGCCGAGGCCGGTGAGAACACCTACGGCTTTGCTGGAATGATCCAGGGGCTGCAGGCCATCGAGCAGGAAGCCGACAAAATCAACGTCGACAAGGCCGAGAAGAGCTTCGAAGCGGCAAGGAAGAAAACGCAGGAATGGAAGAAGGAGCTCGAGGCACTGAAGAACTTCACCATTGTTCCTGAGATTTCTGACCAGGCGTTGGCTGACGAAGCCGCTAAGCTGCGCAAATGGGCACAGATGATAGGTTTGGATGTATCTCTCGCGCCGCGCGTGCTGCCGAGTGATGCACCGACCAGCGCACTGAGTGCAGGCATTGGTGCTGCTGCGCCATCAGCAATCATCGATCCGAAGGCAAAGCCAGCGCCGGCTGCCGCCGTGCCGGTACCGGCGAAGCCGCAGTGGGTGAGGGAGGGCAACGCCTTCTCCGACCCCGTCGAGGTCGCTGCCAAGCCCAAGTGGGTGCAGGACGGCAACAGCTTCGGCGACGCCATCCCGGTGGAAGCCAAGGTGGTAGGCATTCGCCAGGACGGCGAAAACAGCTTCACCAACCTGCCACCTGTAGATGTCGAGCTGGGCATCGACGAAGCCTCTGCGACTGCAGCGGTGCAGGCGGTTGAGGGCATCGCCCAGGTGCTGCGCCAAAAGTTGCAGGTGCCTATCAGCGTCGGCCCGGTCACCAGCGGGCCGCAGGATGCGGCTGGCTTCTCCGCCGGCGGCTGGACTGGCCCTGGCGGCAAGTACCAGCCGGCCGGCGTGGTGCATGCCGACGAGCACGTGCAGCCCAAGGAAGTGGTGAACGAGCCGGGTGCGCTGCCGTTCCTCGAGCGCATCCGCCGGCATGGCTTCCGCAACACCCTGAGCGAACTGCGTGCGCAGCTTGCTGCAGGCCAGCGTGGTTATGCCGCGGGCGGTCTCGTCACCGGAGGTTTTGTTCCGCCCAGTCGACCTCTGCCTTCGGTGCCGCCCCTCGCTCCTGAGTTGCAACAGCAGCTGGACGGTGCGGTAGGGCCGACGACGCGGCTGGAGATTGTGTCGGGAGGTACACGGCTGGAGGTGAACGTGCCGCCCAGTCAGTCGGAAAACCTCAAGCTGCTGCGTCTGCAGTTTGGTCGCACCCATCGTTAGATAGCCCGCTCTCTGCGGGCTTGTTTTCTGGAGTCTCTATGAAGCTACCAACGCTGATGCTTGGCGGGGTGCCGCTCGTGGCGTTTTCGGGATTGCCGGATTTCACCTGTGATCAACTCCGAGGCTCGGCCCTGGTGCGTATGGGTAACGGCGCCGCTGTGCAAATGACGCACTGGGCCGGGAAGCGTAGCGGGACGATCAGTGCGTCTGGCTGGATGCCTGCAGGCCTGGATGGCCTGGATTACAGCCAGCCGCTGGAGTTGCTGAGCCGGCAGCAAGAGAGCATTACCGGGCCAGCCAATGCTGTGGTGCTGACAAGCGAGCCGAGGCCGGATCATTCGCCATGGGCTTTTGCCCTGGTGGGCCGAGACTGGCGCAAGACGCCGTGTGTGTATGAGGGTGGCATAGCGACGGCAACGCCGAAGCAGGGCGCGACTCTGTACTGCATCAGCTGGTTTCCAAAGATCATCGTTTTTGCCACGCCGCCTTCAAAGGGGCTAAGTACCGGTAATGGGGTGACCCCGCACAGCTGGTCCATCACGTTCGAAGAGGTGTAGCCATGCTGCTGGGTAATGACTTGCTCGGCGGCGCCCCGCTGGGCAGCCTGCCGGGCAGTGGAGATGTGCCAGAGCCAATTGTGGTCGGTGGCGATAACGCGATTCAGTGGGTGAGCCGGGTGGTTGTCGCGGGCGTTGATTGGTCTGCTCGTGTCACTGGCGAGACTTCAGTGCTTGCTGCCGAAGGCGGAGCCCGCGTAGCGCAGTTCACCCTGTGTCTACCCCCTGGCCCGGTGCTGCCGCTGGAGTGGCGCAAGCGCGAGGTAACCATCGACTACCTCGACAACCTGGGCGAGTCGCGCTTGTTCACCGGCCGCATCGTCGACCCGGTGTGGAACCGCACCGACCGCACCCTGGCGTGCACCTGCAGCGACCAACTGCAGGAGGTGGTCGAGTCGCTGACTGTCGAGCAAGTGGATTCGCTGACGGGCGGCCTGTGGTCTGAGGATGTGTTCGAGTCGGTCGAGGGCCGCAGCCACTGGGACTACGCGCAAGAGCGCATGAGCACCCGCACCGCCTCGCTGGAGTGCGACGCCTACGGCGTACCACGCGTTAGCAGCTGGTATGCCAAGGACGTCGCTGACTATGTGTTTGGTGAGGGCGCGACCATCTACGACACCGTGGTGGTGGGCTTCAGCGAAGACAAGCGCGAGACGAACCGTGTGCTGATCGAGGCCGACTACAGATTCAGCCGGCTTCGGCAGTTGAACAAGGCCTATCACTGGCAGCACCCGGAGACGGGTGGCATGGGCGGAGAGGGCGGTTTCTGCGCCTGGTTCGTGGACTCAACTGAGCTGCCGAACATCGACATGATCCTCGATGCGGTGACCGACAGCGGCCAGCAGTTGCTGAGTGGCGCGACCTGGTACCGCACGCTGCCGCAGGGCATCTGGTGCGACCCTCCAATCGGCTGGAACAACCCGTTCACTGATCAGTTGCTGGGCTTCTCGCTCACTGCTGCGCGGCGCTGGACGCAGGTGGTGACAGAGAAGTACGCACTGGATGTGCGAGCCGATGCGGCGATCACCGCCAGCGGCGAGCTGGTGCAGCGTGACAGCCTGGCCATGGACGTGGAGAGCGACCTGGCAGAGCGCTGGGAGTCCACTGCGTTTGGTGTGAACACAGCGGCGCCTGCAGTTGGCGGTACTTCAAATGGCATCCCGCGCCCAGGATTCCAAGCGCCATCGACACCTGGTCGCGCTGCTGATGACGGCGTGAGCGGTCACACCGATGTGCGTGATGAGCCGCGTCGCCAGGCTGGGCTGCGTGTGCTGCTCACCCAGGCGGTGGCCACGATCATCGGCGAGCACCGCGGCACAACTGCAAACTGGGATGTGCCGGCCGGCTGGGTGCACGGCATAGATCTGGAGCACACGGGTCAGGTCGATGACCAGGGCCTGTTGGCCAAGGGCAAGATCCAGCGACTGCAATGGCGGCTGGATCATGGTGGTGGTGCAGCGCTGTGCAGTGTGACCGTTGCGCTGATGCGCGGTGGCGGTGATGTGAACGACCCGTTGACGCCACCGGCCTTCAGCGTTGAGCCACAGCCAGAGCCGCCAGCCCCCGATCCGATTGCCGAAAATCTGCCTACGCAGATCGGCGGCCGTGGCGAGGTGTATGACGACGAGCTGGACGGCTTCAGTGGTACCTGGTCGGTGGGCGATGGCGTGAGCGAAGGCTTTACCCGCCGCTTCCAGATCACTGCCGACGAGATCCCGGCCGAGCAGCGCGACGAGTTGGTGGTGCCCATCGAGGGCGTTTACCGCGTCGCGATCCCCAATGACCTGTTGGAGCTGAACTGATGGCAACACTGGCTCAGGAGCGCGCGGCGATTCGCAAGGGCATCGAGGAGGCTCGTAAGCCAACGGCCGCCGCTGAGCGCAAGGCGATTGGCGAAGCGATGATTGCCCGTCGCCGTGGCGAGCAGCAGGTTGATGACATCAACGCGGTTGTTCGCCCGACGAAGGCTCGGCGCACGTTGCGCACCATCGAGCCGCGCGGCTCACTGCCGGCGCAGAAGGGCCGCGGCAACTACGTGCCGCCGCCGGTGAACCCTGGTAGTGGCGGTGGCATCGCAAGCCCGCTTGTTGAGCAGGACTTCGCCACGCGGCAGTACTGGGATGATCGCACTGTGACAACTGTCGATGGGCTGTTCAGCTTCGTTATCCGCCCCATCAAAGAGATCACCCAGCAGGATGCAAACGAGGCCGAGGTCAAACAGCAGTTCGCGGAGCCACCGTTGTGATTGAACTGGACGAAACCAAGGCCATCGGCAACACCCAGCACGGCCTCATCCGTGAGAGCCTCGGCGACTTTCTGCGCGAAGTCGACGGCGTGCCGTGGCCCTTGACGGGCGAACTACCAACGCCAGACTGCTGGCCTATCCAGCTGATCCGCAAACCTGGCATTGCCGATGTGCCGCTAAGCGAGGGCTACCTTGAAGCCGAGCGCCTGCAGGGGCGCGTTTGGCAGAACTATGCGCTGCTGCAGAGCGATTGGTTGCTGTTCGGCCGCCGGGTTGATGGCTGGATCTACTGGGCGTCAAACGGTGAGCGATGGATTGTGCAGCCAGGCATCACAATCACCACCCAGGCGACTGTTGGCGAGCCGTTTGCGCTGACGCTGGAGTGCCAGCCGTTCGGGCACTTCGAACCGATAGAGACGGCTCCGGTAAGCCTGCCGGTTGGCGTGCCGGACAACGGGCAAACGGGCAGCCCCGCGGGCCGTGGTGTGACGGTGACGAGCATTACCAGCACTGGCGACCGCGCGCTGCTGCGGCTGTCCTCCGGCGGCGCCCTGCCGACTGGTTATCTGCAGATCGAAATCACCGACACGGACGGCGTCCTGGCCGCAACGATGACGGTGCTGCGCACGCAGGAACAGGCGCTGGGCGATTGGGAGCAGGACTACCCGGCGTCGCCCTGGTGGGAAATGCGCACGTACATCGCTATTGGCGATATGAGCCCCCCAGCCTCGGTTGAGAAATTCCCTCCGGGCGGTGGCACCTACACGCTGTCCGTTACCGGCCTGCTGGAGGTTGACGGCAGCGTTGCCTCGACTGAGCTGGAGCGGTTGCCGGTGGGGAGTGCGCTTTACACGGCGGCGCGAACTGGGAGACTGGTGGCGCTAATGTTCGATGATGCTGATGCTCTGGTGGAATACACCGCCACCACGCGCTACTCGCTCGATTGTCAGTACCCGTCCGTGACCGGCGCCGTCAGCGGCTCGATTTCCGGCACGTCGACATACGATGCTGACTTTTCTGACGTGATGTTTACCGGCAGCCTCAGTAGCGGGGTGGGCCGCACGGTGTCGGAGATCCTGAATATTCAAGTCGATCTGTTCCGCGATGGCGTCCTGATCGAGCAGGCCGAGGCCACGCTAGCAGAGCAGGCAGAGCAACGGCTGGCGTACAACTACTCGACCAGTAGTCCTTCGTATGTCAGCGGCGGCCCTCGGCTGATGCCCGGCGGTCAGTGGCGCTGGCTGAGCGCTGCGCTGGCCCCGAGTGGCTCGACCAGTGTTGACCCCGTTACCGGCACGATCTCAGGGCCGATCACCGGCACCTATTCGACGCCAGCGCCATATGCCGAGACGTTCTCGTCACGCTCGGTGGTTGAAACGCTACCGCCGTCCAGCCGCATCAATAACGTTAGCAAGCTGCCCGCGACGCCCGGCGACCAGAACAACCTCAACACCAGCATCACGTTCAGCAATTTAGATGCCGGAGGCGGTGGCAACCATGTTGGGCTCCACTACATCGAAACGACGCAGGGCGGGGTTCGGTTGTTGCGCTTTCACTCCACTACGGCCCCGAACCTGGTGGTGCGCAATGAGCTGGCCATTCACTACCCACATGCCAGCGCGGCCGGGCGCGGGGCGGTTGCGCTAAATGCTCGCCAGGCTTACCACCCGCTGACGCACGAGCTTGTGACCGATTCAACCGGCGGGGAGCCGGTAACCTTCTTCTGAGGTAACCCATGAATTTCATCAACAACTACGCTGCCCAGGTTGCCCTGGCGTCCGGTGTGACCGAGCTCGCCCTGGCGTTGCCCAATGGTACCTATCGGCTGACACTGAGCGATGCACGCGGCGCCGATGCCACGCGTTTCGAGTATCTCGATGCAGCAGTGGTGTCGGGCATCGCTACGCTGACGCGCGGGCGTGAGGGCAGCGCCGATCAGGACTGGCCCGACGGCAGCTGGATCTACTACAGCATCACAGCGGGCGTGCTCGATCAGGTATTCGCGACTCTTGATGCGCAGGCCGAATTGATCGCTGCCCAGGCAATTGAAATCGCGGGGCTTGGCGCCCGGGTTTCATCGCTTGAGAGCGCAAACATTCCGGAAAATGCTGTCCGTGTGACGCTTGGCGTTGTTGAGTCTGGTGAAAGCAGCTACCGCGCTGGCTATTTCGAGCCGGATGGCGAGGGGGGCGGCTTCATCGGTGGCGTCCAGCCGGTGCCGGTTATGGTTGCTGGTGTTGGAGAGCTGAGCGTGTTCTACGCCACTGCGCTGTACGAAGAGTTCGAGGATGCGCACGAATTTAACATTGCATTCGCCGGCAACGTTGTAGCTCTGCTATCAGCTATCGACTCAATCGACGTCCAGGGTATCGGCACGCTGCCGATGGCCGGTTCGTATAGCTGGAATCCTGACTCGGGAATTACCCAGGCCAACTGGGTAGGTAATGCCGCGGACTGGATCTCTGGCGGCGCACGCCTCATTACGTTCAACCCAGCCTGATCATCATCACTCGGAGTAGCCAGCCATGCAGCCGGCCCGCTTAGACCTGCCCGTCGTTCCGGGCACCACATACCGCGACACCGTCCGGCTGATGCAGCCAGAGTTCGTTTATCCGCCAATCACCGCCATCGCAGCCGGCACAAGTGGCGTGCGGCTCACTGTAGATCACGACCTCGAAAGCGACTGGCCGGTGTGGGTGCGCGGCGTAACGGGCATGATCGAACTGAACCGCGACCCGCGCACGGCGCTGCCGTGGCGTGCGAAGCGGATTGATGCCGTCACGCTGGAGATCAATGCGCTATCCGGTGCCGGACAGCGCCCGGCCGGTGGCGAGCTGGTTTACAAATTGCCGGTTGACCTGTTCGGTGCCGCGGTGGCCATGCGCTTCACTCGCGCCGGGCAGGAGGTGCTGACGCTGACCATTGGTGGCGGCCTAGCCAGCCCAGCACCTGGCACGATCACGCGTGAGCTGACGCCGGCACAGACCGAGCTGCTCAGTAACAGCTGGCAGTACACGCTGGACGTGACGTTCAGCGACGGCACCGTGACCCGCTACTACCAGGGCGGGCCGCAGCAGGAGTGCCACCATGGATGCTGAGGTTTACCTGGCCGTGCTGGAAATCCCTGATCTGGAAACGGGGGAGGTCGAGCGCGAGTATCTGGTGAGCCTGCAACAGCCCGAGGTGCACTCGACCACCGTAAGCGAGCAGGGGCCGCCCGGGCGTCCGGGTGAGCCAGGGCCGGCAGGCGGCGCCGCGGTACAGCGGCTGGCCGGAGAGACACTGAGCGCGCTTCGCGTGGTGTACGAGCTGGACGGCCAGGTGTTTGCCCTGGACTACCGGGATGCCGAACACATCGACCTGCTGCTCGGTGTGACGCTCACTGCGGCCGACCAGGGCCAGCTCATCAACGTGCAACGTCTCGGCGCCGTCGACGATAACGGCTGGAACTGGCAGCCAGGCCGCGTCTGGCTCGGCGTTGACGGCGCACTGACCCAGACATATCCGGATGACGGCTACGACGTGCTGATCGGTGCGGCGGTGGCCAGCGGCCGGCTTCTTCTCAATCTGCAAGATCCCATCGAACTGGAGTAATCATCATGGCTCAAGGCTTCTTGGCCCGCGTTGCGGGTCGCACCGTACAGATTTTCGCCACCGTCATCTCGGCCGGCGTGGCGAACGCCGGCAACCTCGTCGGTCTTGGAGATAACGGTCGCCTCGACATGAGCGTGCTGCCCGTCGGCATCGGCGCTAACACCACCCAGGCGGTAGCTAGCGAGGCGCTGGGCGCCGGTAAATTCGTCAACTATCACAACGACGGCGGCGTGTTCGCCGTTCGTTTAGCGGACAACAGCAACGGACGACATGCGGATGGGTTTGTGCTGGAGGCTTTTGCCGAGGCCGCGAATGCGACCGTTTACCCGCTGGACGGCACCAACGCAGAGCTGACTGGCCTGACCATCGGCGCCCGTTACTGGCTGGGCACAGCCGGCGGCGTGACCGCAGCGGCGCTGGATGAAACCGACCCCGCCAACGTGAACAAAATCAGCCAGTACCTGGGCGTGGCGAAATCGGCCGACGAGTTGGTTACTGATGACGACGGCTACGTGGTGCTGTGATGACGTCTCGTAGGCCGATTGTCTCGACAGGTGGCCGGCGCCGACAGTTGCCTGCCGGCGACACGCTTCTGGGCGTGCCGTCATACCTGCCTGCATACCAAGTGGCCGGCACGATGCTCAAGTTGGCACTCAATCTCGATTACTCACTGACTGTCGCCCAGGCTGGCGGCGGCTCTCTTAGCGTGCAGGTGGTGCTCAATGGGTGACGTGAGGCCGTTGAAGTTGTTTGCGACCGGTGCCGGCGCCGGCGAGTTACGTGAGTGCGCGGACGGTGATGGCGAGTATTGGGTTGTGGCGCCTTACTGTACTGTCGGCGGCACAGCCAATGCGCTGACGCTCTCGCTGCAGCACGGCCTCGGCAAACCCAGTGCTTACCGTGCCGGGCAGCAATTCCGCTTCCGGGCCAGCCTCAGCAATACCGGCGCAGCAACCATCAATGTTGCGGGCCTCGGCGCGAAGACGGCGGTGACTGTCACGGGCGCAGCCCTGCCGGCTGGCTATATCCGCACAGATGTCGACACGACGATCACCTACGACGCGGTGAGTGATCGATTCGTTGTGGGGCGTGAGATCGAGCGTGGAGCAAATGCTAGCGGGGAGTATGTGCGCCTAGCCGATGGGGAGCAGATTTGCCGATCGCCGTTGATCGTCGATTCTGCTGCCAGCATAACTATCGCGGCCGCTGGAGGATTCAGGGGCAACGCCTCGCCCTGGATATTCCCGGCAGCATTCTCTAGCGCGCCACACGCTCCATGTTGGAGCAGGACATCTAACAATCTGATTCTCGGATTGAGGGTTCTCAACACGACAACAGTTCAGCCTGACTACTGGTCGGCTGTATCGGTTGCCAGCGTAGGCGCTGGGTATCAATCAACAGCAACGGGGAGGTGGTACTGATGGACATCTATTTCATGCCGATCTCGATGTTTGTAGATCCAATCTACACGCTCGAAGTCTCCGGCAGCGGCTCGGTCATCATTCTTGACGGCGCCTCGCACAGCTTGGCTGACCTGGCCGAAGAGGCAGCAGCAGATGAACCGAAGATGCCCCGCTTCGTCGTTGGGGCGACAGCCACGTCTGTGACGTTGCTGTTGCCGTACTGGGGTTCTGCTCCGCCGGAGGTGCTTCACCCGTCGCCGATGCTGGGAGTGCCTGATGGGCCAGTGCAGTTGCCGGGGTGATTACTCAGTAGCTCGGTGCGCACAATCGAAACTGATTGCGGTGCCTCGATGCTGATCGCGGCGTGCCGCTCCTCAATCCGGGTAACCCGGATACGCAGGCCTTTGGTGATCAGTTGTTGCAGCTCGTCTTCTGAAATGTCTGCTTCGAGTCGAAGCAGTATTTCATCACCGGCTCGGCGGGTAAGTGTGAGCGCCATTTTCCTGCCTCCCTGCAGTTAGTAGTTTTTCAACCATAGACCATGCCCGCCGAGCGCGGGCTTTTTGTGTCTGGAGAAATCATGACCCTATCTGAGATTCGGGCTCAGGCGATTGCGCCTGCGCTCGCGCTGCTGCCTGCGCGCATGTCGAGCACAGCGGCGGAAGTCATGCTGTTATCGATCACTCAGCAGGAAGACCCAGAACAGCGGCGCCGGCAGTGGCCGTCTGGCCCGGCCCGGGGCCTGTGGCAGTTCGAGCAGGCCGGCGGTGTGCGCGGTGTGCTGAATCACCCAGCAAGCCGCCAGCATGCGCTGGCTGTTTGCGCCGCCCGTGGCGTCACGCCAGATCCTGCTGCGGTGTGGGCTGCACTTGAGCATGACGACGTCCTTGCTGCTGCATTCGCACGCCTGCTGCTGTGGACAGATCCGCACGCCCTACCGGCCGCGAATGACCCTGCCGCAGGCTGGGCGCTGTATGAGCGCACCTGGCGCCCCGGCAAGCCCCATCCGCAGCGCTGGGCACCGCGCTTTGCCGCAGCAGTTCGCGAGGTGGTGGCATGAGCGCCGTCCTCAAGCTGGTGCCGGCGTGGGGGTGGGCGGCACTGGGCGGCCTGGTGCTGGCCCTGGCGGTGGGTGGTGGCCAGCAAATCCGCGTCAACAGTCTGCAGAGCGATCTGGCAACCGAGCGTGACACCCGCATCGAGGACGCCGGAAAGCTCGGCGCTTGCCGCGCCACCCGTACCAATCTGCTCGCCCAGGTGATCGAACAGAACGGCGCCCTGGCTGATCTGCGCGCCGCCGAGCTGGAGCGCGCCGCACGGGCGCGCGATGTCCAGCAGCAGGCCGAGAGCGAGGCTCGGCAGGCCGACCAGCAGGCGCAGCTGGTACTGCAAGAGCGAACGCCGCCCGGGTCTGATGTGTGCGCCGCGGCAAGCCAGGCATTTGACGATGAACTGAGACGGGAGCGTGGGCTATGAAGTGGCCACTGGTAGTCCTGTCTCTGCTGCTGGTTGGTTGCGCCGGACAGGCCGCTGACGTGCCCGAACCGCAGTTGGTGCCCGTCGAGGTTCCGGTCGAGGTGCCTTGCCGCACAGAGCGCGTGCCTCGACCTGCCTTCGCGGTTGATGCATTGCGCATTGGCGCTCCAAACGACGAGCAGATGCGCGCGCTGCGGGCTGAACGGAAGCAGCGGAAGGCATATGAGAAGCGGCTGGAGGCCGCTATCGATGCGTGTCAGTGACTTTCTTCAATCGTCCTTTCGCTTGCGGGTTGAGCCCCGTGGGCGATGGTATATGCGCTGATAGTCTTCATCGCTCAATGCGGCATACCACTTCCGATGCTTGGCCAGGTAGGCGGCATAACCGCCGCATTGCCGGATTTGCTCCAGAGCCTTGCGCGCGGCCTGCCGGCCTTTCTCCAGCCGAACCGATTGCTGTGTTGGCGTCAGCTTTGCTCGGTGCCGCTGCACCGCTGCCCGTTGAGCTTGGGCTCGCCGGGCAGCAAAGTCAGGATCTGCCTGAACGCGGTTGGCAATGTGCGCCAGGTAGGCGACGCGGATGTTTCGCCACCGCTCGGAGCCTTTCACTCGCTCGTAATAGTCACGCCCGCGCCGCTTGATATGGTCAGCGGCGCAGGTATCAGAGCAGGTTGCAGCGGGATGCCCAGGTTTGGCTGGGATGATGTTGCCGCAGATGACGCAGGGTGATCCTGCGCACCATGCGCACATGAGTCGACCTTTGTATGATGGTTTGCTGATTGTTCGCGGATACAAGCCTTCGCGCCCGCACTTGCAGCGACATATCAATTGATCGGAGTCTGCACTGTCCTGCAGGACGGTGAGCTGGCCGAATGTTTGACCGGTTCGATCAATAGGCATCAGGCCAGCCCTGAAGCCGTACGTGCCAGCAGCATTCCTCTCTCGCAACTCCGGAGAGCGCTGTTGACCGCTTGCGGCGTGGTGCCTGCCTTTCTAGCTGCCTCGGCGGGGGAGAGGCATTCAACCAATACGAGCTTGGCGGCTGTCTTGCTTGCGCCTTCGCGCATGCGCAGTAACTCGGCCAGCGCTTCAAACTGGGTTTCGTTCATGCTTTCACCAGTTCATCTTCGCGACCGAGCATGTCGACTAGGTAGGCGGTGCCTTGCTCGTCGCTGACGGCAACTGCGCGGTAGCCCAGCAACTTGGCTGCCCGGGCGGTGTAGTGCTGCATATCCCATGCGGCGTCGGCAAGGTCTTCTGGCTCGACGTTGCTCTCGATATCGAAGATGGACTCGCTTTCTTCGATCAGCGCTTCAGCGGTGTCTTCTTCGATGTCGAAGCGGGCGGCAACTTCAGCAACCAGCTCGGCGAGCTTCTCGGCGTCGTCATGATGGAAGAGGGCGGCGGCGCGGATGATCTCGGCGTCATCCAGTTCAATGGTGTAGGCGATGTGGCCGCCCGCAGTCATTACGTACTCGCTGGCTGAGAAGAACAGGAACTCACCGTAGCGGCCGAGGTTGTCGATGCTTGTGATTTCGACGGGGCTGGTATGGGTGAGTTGCATGGCTGGTTTTCTCGAGAGTTGTTTGGCTTCCGTGTGATCAGTTTATAAAGCTCTAGAGCTTTATTCAATAGATGTTTATACCGCTCGTCGGTAAATGAAGAGGGCGACCGCCCTGGAGTGCGCCAACACCCTGAGCGGCAGTCTCGGTTAGAATCCCGGCTTTCGTCGAAGGGGTTACAGATGCTGTCCATCCGAATTAGCTACGGGGTTGCCATGCACCTGGAGCGAAAGATCGCTGACCGCGATGGCTATGGGATCTGGAGCTTCCATCAGTCTCAGAGCTCGTGGGCTGTCGATCAAGGCCGCAAGACTTATCGTCACGCGCGCATCAAGCCGGCCGACCCGAGCCCGGGTACCGAAGTCGAATTTTTTATAGTCGAAGGGCCTGACGCGCCCAGAGAAACGCACCTTGGCCCCAAGCATGGCGTGGTGGTTGTGTTCTAGCCCTTGGTCTTACGAGCGTTCCGCTCGCCCATTCATCCACCTGTCGCTTCTCTTGAGTCCGGCATTGACGCTTGATCGTGTCAGTGCAAATACTGTTTGCATATACAGTATTTCGGGTGCTCAGATTTGGACAGTGTCACCATCCTCGGCCAGATCGAATCTGGTGGTACCGAGGTTCCCTACTTCCTCCCCAGTGTGCCGGCGGGCTTCCCCAGCCCGGCCCAGGATCACCTTGAGCAACGCATCTCTCTAGACGAACTGTTCGGCCTGCACCGCCCGCAGATCTACCTGGTGCGCGTAGCTGGTGAAAGCCTGCAGGGCTTGGGCATTCTCGATGGTGACCTGGTGCTGATCGATAAGTCGGCCAAGGCCAAGCGCGGCGACGTGGTGATCGCGTGCGTGAACGGCGAACCCCTGCTCAAGATCCTTGGGGGCGACCAGCATCAAGTCATCCTGCTCTCAGCCAATCCCCAGTACCCGCCGCGCTACGTGCTCGAGGCTGAAGAGTTTCAGGTGTGGGGTGTCTACGTCGGCTTATGCCGGCAGGGGCGCCACTGTGGCTGATCGCGTGTTCGCGTTGGTCGATTGCAATGCCTTCTACTGCAGCTGCGAGCGGGTGTTTCGACCTGACCTTGCCCGTACTCCCATCGTGGTGCTGTCGAACAACGACGGCTGTGTGGTGAGTCGCACCGGCGAAGCCAAGGCGCTGGGCATCAAGATGGGAGAGCCGTGGTTCCAGATCCGCAAGTCATTCGAAGCGGCCGGTGGAATGGCGTTCAGTTCGAACTATGCGCTGTACGGCGACATGAGCGAACGGGTGATGACTGTCATCGAAGGCCTGGTGCCGGCGCTGGAGGTGTACAGCATCGATGAGGCCTTCGCCGATCTGACTGGCGTGCTGGGCGACCTCGATGCGCTGGGCCGTGAGATACGCGCACAGGTGCTGGCCTGCACCGGCATCCCGACTGGCGTTGGCATCGGCCCGAGCAAGACGCTTGCGAAGCTGGCGAACTACGCGGCGAAGCGCTGGCAGAAACAGACGGGCGGGGTGGTCGATATCCGCGACCCCGAGCGCCGCGCCAAGCTGCTGGCAGCTACGCCGGTCGGTGAGGTGTGGGGCGTTGGCCGCCGGCTGACTGCTCGCCTGAGTGACCTGAACATCAAGACCGCTGCCGACTTGGCTGCAGCTGATGCCTGGACGCTGCGCCAGCAATTCAGCGTGGTACTGGAAAAGACGGCGCGTGAGCTGCGCGGCATGCCTTGCCTGGATCTGGACGGCGAGGCGCCGCCGAAACAAGAGATTTGCTGCAGCCGGATGTTCGGCAAGCGCCTGCACGAGCTGTCGCCCATCCGCGAAGCGGTGGCCACCTACGCCGCCAGGGCGGCCGAGAAGTTGCGGGCTCAGGGTTCAGTATGCAAGCGGGTGCGGGTGAGCATCCGCACCGGCATGTTCAACCCAGACGAACCCAAGTTCGCCCGCGGCGTGCTGTGCGAACTGCCATACCCCAGCGACGATACCCGGCTGATCACCCATGCCGCCCTGGCCGGGCTGGAGCAGGTCTACCGCCCCGGCTTCGCGTTCAGCAAAGCAGAGGTTCTGCTGCTCGATCTGTGCCAGCGAGGCGAGTACACCGACGACCTATTCGCGCCGACCCAGCCTGAGTCTTCGCGCCAGGTCATGGCGGTGCTGGATGCAGTGAATGCGAAGTGGGGTCGGGGTACGTTGCGCCCTGGCGTGGTGCCGCCGTCGCCGGGGTGGGCGATGAAGCGCGAGTTGATGAGTCGGAGTTTTACTACGAGGTTGGATGAAATTTTTAAAGTATTTGCAGGTTAGAATTGGCTGTTGAAAGACTATAAGAAAATAAATAGAGATATGCAAAAGACAGAAATGAATAGCTTATTTTGTGTTTGTCTTGATAGCGATTTTGCAATTCTCTGAGCTAAGGTAAGTCTTGTTGTGTTGTAAAATAAGCTTTCAAGAGCGTCGATGAAAATGCTGGATTGAGTCAGGATATTATTAATTAGCTCAGAGTTATGGTTTTGTTTTTTGAAGTTGTTGCTGGAGAAATTATCTTCACTAATGCTTTCGTGGAGTTTGATTGCGCTATCGTAGCAGTTAATACAGTCGAGTCTGGAGCGGCCTAGCTGGGCAGTGATCTTGCTATATTGAGATAGGATGCTGGAGGCATTAGATTCAATGTATTTTTTGTTAGTATGAAATTCTATAGAGAGCTTCTCTAATTCTTCAACTTTGCTAACTAAATCGTCAATGAATTTGCGAAGTTCTTTTCGATCTTCTCGCTTGTTGTTCTGGTTATTGACGATCACCCATCCTGCAACAACCAGGATGGGGGTCAGGAATGTGCCTATGAGGCGATATTCAATGTGATGCTGATGGATGTGCTTTAGAATTTCGGACAT